TGTCGTTCTCTAAGCCTGTCGCTTCTTTAATCTCTTTGGCTATGACTTTGGGGTCTAAAGGCTTATTGTCAACACTGGCAAATTCAACGTTAACAACCTTGAGAGCATTGTCATATTGCTTCTGGCTGAAACGAGTAGCGGCTGTACCTTCAGGGAGGATTCTTGTTTCTTCGGATGGCTCAAACTTCTGTAGCGCAGAGTATGCGGCATGCAGTTGAGGTTGAGACATTTCGCCAACGTTGTCAGTTCCTGTGACGCTAGTGAGGAAGTCTTTAAAGCCCTGCGTGCCTGTGGCAATGTTCTTCTCTTCCTCAGCCAATGCCATGATGTCATCGGATGTGTACTTGATCTCATTTCCGGTAGTCTCATCTACGGGTTTATACCCATACTTACCAGCAAGGATGGAATCAAGAATTCCTTTCTCGCCTTCTGGGTTTAAACCGGGCATCGCATCTTTGATGTCTTCGATGGAATACGCCTTGAGGGCAGGCAAGTTATTAGCCTTGCGGTAGTCATCCAAGTACTGAAGCACTTCAGACTTTATTTTTTTCCCGTTTACTTCTTGCTCTCCCAACTCCTGTCTGGTGATGGTGGCTGCGGGGTTTCTGTATTTCTCTTCTGCTGTAGTCGCCGGAGCGGGCAGCGCAAGCATGTTTAAACCTAGATTTTTCTTGGTTTCTTCCTGCTGCTGCTGGTATTTTTGTACAAACTCTTCCCGTTGCTTTTGGAACTCTTCTTGTTTCTTGTTGGCTTCTTCGTTTTGTTGACGCAAGAAATCATTTTGCAGACTTCTATATTGAAGAGGAGACACTGCCGTGCCAAGTAAGGCTCCAGTTAAAGCCTCTGTAGTGGCTTGACCAGCAACACCCGCCATCAAGTCACGCTCAAAACCAGCCTGTTGCAGGGCAATGTTGGTGCCTACTCCGCCTGTAACGCTTTGTATTGCTTCTGGGACAGCCTCGCCCACAGTAGACTTTACTGCCGTTCCTATCCTTGTTGGAGCGGTGGCTGGCGCTTTTCCAGCTCTTCCCATGCGACCCAATACACTCTCAACGCCCAGAACGGCTTCTGCGCCACCAGCAACCCCTGATGCGGCTTGTCTAGCGGCATTCTCTCTAGAGTATTCAGCGGCTTTCTGTGCGGCGGCTTCAGCCTCTTCTTCCGTAGCGCCACGCTTCAACATGGCATCTTTGACGGCTTCGTAGTCTTGACCCTTTTGGGAGCCAACTCCCATTGCTGTACCAACCGCCATTCCCGGAGATGCGCCAGCAACCTTCTGTCCAACTTTCCCAGCAACACCCGTTCCTAGTAGGCGTGCTATCCCCGCAGGCAGGGTAACTTCAGGCGCAAGCGCGGTTGCGGCAATGATTGGAACAGAACTAAAGGCACCGCTAGTCAATCCCTGTAATGGCGATCTAAAAAACGATCTTGCCGCTGTAGAAATTTCCTCGCCAGTTTTGCCTTCCGCTCGGTTAGCCAACTCCTCTTCAATTTGCAACTCTTTTAGTCGCGCAGGAGTCATCTGCTTGAGAGCAGTTTCTTGTTTCTCGGCAAGGTTTCTAGAGACGGCGTTGTCTGCGCCAAATAAATCAGTCAGGCTTTTAAGACCACCAGCCAAAGACATGGCGGCAGTTTCATTTATATCTCTAAAAGTTGACGGGGCGGACGGAACTTTCTTTAACTCTTCCGTAGTCTTCCCAGCAAAAGGATTCTGCCTTACAACCTCTCTAATGATTTGATCTTGGGTAGCCCCCTCCGGCCCTTCAATTTGGTATTTATTACCGTCAGGCGCACTGATTTCATAGGTTGGCATGTACTACTACCAAGTTATTTTGTGACTTTTTTAGCTTCGCCCCAACCAGCGCTGGAAGTTCCTCCGCTTGAACTGCCGCCCTGATCAGATGGTGCATTATCACCCATAACTTCTTTGCGAATCTTGTCTTTAACAGCCTTATTAGCCGCTTCATATTCATCAGCCTTGGCGGAATCTTTTTGCCTTGTCATAGCAATCATTGATTCTGGATATGGACGGGCTTTCTCATACTTGTCTTGAATCAATTTTTCTTTTTGTTGCTCGATACTTGCTTCACGACTTAAATATCCAGCACTTGACTGCCCGTAAATAATAAGGGCTTGCTCTAGGGTTAGTTCTTTACCTGCATCTTTGGCATCTTTCATCAAAGCCCTAGCGCCACGAATAGCATCTGGGTCTTTTGCCAACTGCGCGGCTTGGATTCTGTTTGCTTCCCTTGTTGCCGCAATCCTTTCTTGGTCTGTGAGATATTGCAAACCTTGACCACGAGCTGTTATATCTGTCTGTGCAGCCTGCCCCGCAGCGGTAAGCGTAGCCCTACGCATTTCTGCTCTTAACTTTGTCGCTTCTTGGTTGGCTTTTTGAGCCGTATCAACATCTCCAATTAACTCTGCCCTGCGTTGCGTTTCAATAGCATCGCGCAGTTTGTCTTGGGCATCCCTAAATTTAGCATCTTCCGCCCTGCCAGCCTCAAATCCTTGAACGGCTGTATTGGCGTATTCTGACCCAAGACCTCTGCCTTGAATGTTTGGACGGCCAAAGGCGGACATAGAAGCAATGAGATTGTTTAAAGCACGATCTTTTTTCTCTTGTTCATACGCTACGTCACGCTCTTGTATGCGTTTTTCTTGGCCCTCACCAGCAGGACGAACCCCTTGTTTTTCCAAAAGGGCTTTGCGTTTGGCAATTAGTTGTTCTGGAGTTTCAATTGCTTCTTCTGGCTCTTTAATCCTCCTCATTAACTCTTCATATGCTGGTGAGCTATTAGAAGAATTACGAATCATGGCAAGTGCAGCCTCATATGATCCGGGTTTTGGTGGAGCAGTTTTAGGAGCTGGTGTTTGATCCGTCGGCAAGTTAACCAAAGTAGTTCCAGCGTCTTCATACCAAGGTTTACCAGCTTTTTCGCGAGCTGCTTGCTCCGCCCTAAGTAAACGCATACGTTCTGCATCTGACTGATTTTCTTGATCAGCAATAAGACCGTAATAAGGCATTTCTTCTTTAGGTGGTTTATAGGCAGTTTTTCCACCAGATTCAAAAGCAACAATTCCACCGCCTGCATAGGCTGCTTGGTGGAACATCTCCACAGGCAATTGAGCGATACCACGCATCAAACCACCTGATGCCGCAGCTTGCACTTCAGGTTGTTCTTCTGGCTGAGGTACGTTCTCAGGTATGGTGGGCATAGCCATAGCCTGCTCACCCATCTTTTGACCAGCCATTTGTTGACGCTGGGCTTGTAAAGCCTTTAGACCCATAGTCTCTTCAAGGCGTTCTTTGACCGACTTGTCGGGAGCTTTGCTACTAGCCATCTCTACCCGCTCACGACGCTGCATTTCAGCGGCGGCTAACCATTCCGGCACTGCGGATGGATCTCTTCCGTTAGCAAAAGCCTTTACCTGCTCATTGGGAAGATCACGTAAATGATATTGAGTTTGAATTAAATTCATACTTACGCTTTCGGAGGGGTTGTAGTGGGGTCTTTAGCAATAACACCAAGGTCTTGGAGTTGCTTATACAGAGCCGTAGACATTGCGCCAGTTGACATAAGGTCTTGTAGAGCGCTAGTCTGTGCTGGTGTGTAAGACTGTGCCGCTGTGGGCAAGCCTTGTAGTAATGATTGCTGGAACTGAACCTTCTTAAATGGATCAGCACGCTCTTCCTCAAACTGCGCTTTGTCTGCGGCAATGCCTTGGGATGTGATGTCTCTTTGAGTTCCGCCCAATTTGGCTTGCTCTTCAATAGCGGCAAGTCCGTACTTGTTGGTGAGGTCTTGGGCTTGTAGTCCAAGTCCTTGTTCTCTATTAAATTGATCCATTGCCTTGTCATAGGCTGTCTTATAGCCTTCGGTCAATGTCTTGTTCTGGAGAGTTCCAAGGTTACGTGTGTTCTCAGTGTCTGCAATTGCTTGACGACCGCCGCCGTAAGCGCCTGCCTTGGTATAGCGTGCGGCTTCATTGACTCTGCCTATTTCTGCTTGCCTGCGCTGTTCTTCCATAACAGGGTCTAGGGCGGCAGACAGATACGGATTCATGTACTTGTTTGCTTGGGTTGTATCAAACGTTCCGGGGGTGTACCCACCCATTCCAGTTGGCACGTTTAAATTGGCGGCATTGCCAAACGACTGAGTTTGAAGTTCAGATGCGCCAGCGGTCAGTGGGCCTGTATAGGCTTGGTATGGGGTCTCAGACAAAGCCTGACCTTTGCCAAGCATATCCGTTACGTATGGGCCTGCCCAGTTAGAGAGGTTAGATTCAGTGCCAGCAACGCCTGAAGATGCCGCACTTCCAACACCCGTAACTCCTGTAGAGCCACCAACAGCAAAACCTTTGATACCGCCTCCGGGGGTGAACTTCTCAGGGTTAATCTTCTTACCCTGCTTATCTGTGCCTGTACGTGCTTTGCGTACCTTAGCCATCATGGCGTATAAAACATTAGCGCCTGCATCCGAGTTACCGTTTCCAAGGTGAGAGACAACATCGGCAGGGATAACGAATTCCCCGTGGCTAAGTTTGGCTGGTTGGTCTTTACCAATCTGGGCTGGGATTTCATCAGCCATGCCATCGGTATGACCACGTAAGTATTTACCAGAGGCAAGAGCGGTTAAACCTCCAGTTGCCATAGGTTGGGCTAGGGTTTGTGCTTGTTGACTCATAATGCCTTGTTTAGCGGCAACATCCGCTGGAGCGGCATACTGCACATCGGTGAAATAGCGTTGCCCAGCAGATCCGGGGACACGGCTAGGATCGGCCTGTCTAGGAATTTGTTGCTGTAATGCGGTGTATTTAGGGATACTACCTTGAAAACCTACGGGTGTTTTTCCTGCTTTGTTTAAACCCGTCATTGCTGCCAGACCAGTTCCAAGAGCAGCCATCTTTCCAAAGTCGTAACTACCGTCAGGTTTCTTGAAAAAACTAGAGATGGAACTCATTAGTCCGGGCTGGGCATTTAAGTACGACATATCGTAAGTTTTGCCAGCAGGATCCGTCCACACTCCGCCGGAAGCCTTCCAACCATCCATATTGGCTACATTTCCAGAATTTTCTAAATTCATCCATTCTGGGATTTCTTCTGTCGTATCTACATACCCACTGTTACCCTCAGTCAAATCTTGGTTTACATATTGACTGTCATTTCCGCCAGAGGTTGAAAATTCTGGCCCATTTCCATCATCCGTATATACGGGGTCTCCGTTTGAATCGTACCCAGAAACAATTAAAGCCATATTAACTCCTCAGCATTCGGATTAGGTCTTCTATCGTCCCGCCTTCGGCAAAATCAAACACAGGTTTTGCGGTCTTTTCGGGGGCGGGCGGCAATATCTCATTGCCCATAATGTCATAGAAGTATTTTATGTCGTTTGATTGATTTTGAACAGGGGCTTGTGGCGCTTTGGTATCTAGCAACGCAAGCAATCCCAGAAGGTTATTTGACTGCGTTGTCTGCCCCGCATTTGCTTGAGCCGCCTTAGCTGCCGCCGCTCTTGCCGCTGCTGCTTTATCTGCCGCAGCCTTTTGTAACGCAGCCTTTGCCGCATAGTCCAGCGCAGGCTTAACATTCAATGGGTTGTATGCCTCTGGATCTGCAACAGAAGGAGGCGGTAGAACTGACTCAGTGTCTAACGGAGTCTGTGTGTTAGATAAGTCGTTTAAACTGATTACCTCGCCATCAGGGGAAGTCCAAGTATTGGTCGCAGTGTCATAGGTGTAGTCCTTCATACTATCCAGATTAGTTCCGGAGGTATTGTCTAAAGGAGCCGTGCCAGTTTCGCTTGGCACAAATTGACCCGTAGCCTCGTTGTAATAACCCGGCCCAGTCTCTGTCGTGGTTGTTGCAGGCGGCAAAGCAACTGTATTGTCAGCCGCCATCACCTCCAACTCTGTTGGGCTAGGTGCGTTCTCGTAAGATTTTTCTGCTTGTTCTTGAGACCATTTTTCAAAATCCGCATCAGATACTTCTTTTGAGGCTGCGCTTGTTCCTGCGTTAATGCCTGAGCTAACGCCAGAAGATACTATGCCTGACGTAGCGCCTTCAATTGGATCTTTGCCCTGCAAAGCCGCGCTAGTAGCGCCTTGAGTTCCTGATTTAATAATTGTGTTGGTTACAGGCGCGGATGGCGCTGGGGCTGCTGTTTCAATAGTCGGTGTTGGGCCAGCCTCTATGTCAACAATAGGCTCTGCGGTTGGAGTTCCAAATTCACTTGCCGCGTATTTACCCGCTTCAATAGAGGCATAAGTCACGGCGGTTTGTTTTGCCGCATTTTCTAACGCATCATTAATGTCTTGACCTTGAGCCACATTGACGGCTGTATTTGTCGCCATGATGAGCGTCGGGTCTCCAGACGCAGCAGCCGCTAGTTTTAAAGTCGTTCCTACAGGGTCTTTTTCAAATGCATCGTAGGTGTTTTGAACGGCCTTTACTACAGGTGTAACAGCGGTATCAATAACCGCCTGACCCGTGTCTTGAATAGTTTCTCCAACAGAAGAAACTTCTTCGCGCACTGAGTCATCGAAATCGGCTAATGAATCTGATACTGCGCTCATATCAATGTCCTAAATTCAAAACAATGCGGTACGCACCTTTGGCGGTTTTGTACTCTTTGAACCCCATACCCTCCATAGGCGGATTTTTAGAAATTGCATGAAATAATGTGCTAATTGCTGGATCGGAAAATTCAGTAATCAATACATCCATACCCAATTCATTCTTTGCGTACACCACATATTTTCTAGCACTTTGCAAAAAGTTTCTTGGAATGTCTGCGTTTAAAGCCTTAAAAACTGCTTGTCCATCATTTCCATCATGCAAAATAAATACGGTGTTGCCCATCTGCTTTACATCTGTATTTGGCTGAGTAACCTCAGTCAAAATGGCCGGAAGAGCCGCTTTAATTGGATAATTTGAGCGTGTGTTTTCCAGCGCAATTACAACAATTTGCGCAAAATCCAGTTTTTGCTTGTTACTGTCTATCATCTTTGACATTTATATCTCCAACGACAGCACAGCCGCCGAGTACACATTGCCCATACCCGCCGCAAGAGTCAATATATCGCCCTGTGGCACTTTGACATCTTCCGACAGAAATACTTCGTCATAGGCAGTCCTGTTAGCGATACAGGGAACTATCTCATCAGAGAGGATATTATCTATTAATAATAGAGTTTCCAATAGACCGCTGGCACCCATCGTATGACCTATCTTTTGCTTGTACGAGGTGGCGACATATTGGTCTAACGTGTACGCCAAAGCCGCTTTTTCAGCCACGTTGTTGGACTTTGTTCCAGTACCGTGCGTTTTGACAATGCTTATATGCTCGGCGGGGGTACGGGCTATGTCTAGAACCCCCTCAATCGCACGAATGAACCCTTGCCCATCCTCTCGCTGGCCGATAGCGTTCGAGTGATCTTCGCTGGCTGTATAGGCTCCCTTGAGAATGGCTATAGGGTTCTCTGATACGTCGCTGGACTCAAACACCGCCAGAGCCGCGCCTTGACCCACAAAGAACCCGTAGTTTGTCTCATCAAAGGCAGATGGCTTAACACCTAAATCTTCCTCTTTCTTGGTAAGAGATGCCTTGGCTTCTCCAAAGAACTCAAGGACTGAGTTGGTAACAGCATCCTCTACCGTCAGGACAATTACACGTTTAAACCCATAAAAGTTAATTAGGGTCTGTACATCCATCAGCGCTTTAAGACTGGAGGCGCAGGCTGTGGCATCGGTAACAACATGATCCGTAGCACCCAAGGCTTGGGCTGTTCTTCCTGCATACACTTGAGTAAGAGTAAATGGTAGGAACTTATATTCATAAGACAGCCTTGTAGGATCCTTGGATCGGGGGTTAATTCCTGCAAAGTGAGAGTTTCCACCAGCAAGAATAAATGCAGTCTTACCCACAGGGTTTTCCCTTAGTTCTTTGGCTAGGACTGGGTCAAGTACTTTGTCAGCAACACGGTGGGGAACGTAGAACATCCCACTGTTTACACGCGCATATGTCTCTGGAAACCAGTGAACTTTCTGGGGGAAGACACCCTCCATCAACTCCACCGTAGTTGAATATGCCGTGCGGTAGTGCGTTAGGTGGATCATTTAATCTGCTCCAGCGCCCACTCTATAGATACAGGATCATGCTTTTTGTTTAACTGTATAAAGTCATAAAGTTCCTGCACGGTCTCAGGCTGGAACTCTTTGGATATCTCGTCATCTATGTCGTAGATCATGCCCATGAACATGCCAATCATCAGCATGTCTAGAGAGTCAAAACAAGTTTCCTCAAACCTCTCGTCCATCCGCTCAATAGGGACAAACTCATGGTGAGCCGGACGGGCGACTCTGGCTACCTTGTTAAGAAGTTCAATAAAGTTCATCCAATTTTCCAGTTTGTTCCATCGGAATATACAGGTACTTTATTGGCTCCTCCTCCAGCAACCGTGGAGGCAAAAGTTGTTACTGTTGCATCTGACACAAACGCTCTAGCGCCAACGCTAGATGTAACTGCGCTTGGCAACGTTGCAACCGTGTAAACAGTAAGGGCTGGGATTATGCCGCTATCTGTATTTAGTTGGTCTAATATGCCCTGTATACGATTGAAATACAAACGCAAAACATTATTAAACTGGTTTTGATATACGTCAGAATAACTTTGTGTGGGTGATGGAAGCGCTGGAGCGGCAATCCTATTGAGATCAGACTCAGAGGTAATAATGAATGTCATCGTCTGCCGTCCTGTCTAATGTCTAGGCGGGGGGATCCTAGTTGCCAAGTTACACCCTCTGCCGTAGACCTTACTTCCATAGCCATCTGACGGCCTCTAACCCTTGTATAGATCTGCCCTGTAAATGCTTCAATAGGAAGAACTGCCGTGCGGGTGATAGTGGCTGAAGACTCACCTCCCACAGATGCTGGGTCGTTATATCCAGAGCCTGAGTTCTGCATAGGTTTGAGATACATCGTAACTTGCGGGCTTGCCGCCGTAGATCCACGGAATGTAATGTCTGGTACTACACGCCATATAAAACCAAACCTATCGCCGTCATCAATGTCAAATTCCGCAGATGTGATGTAAGCCTCAATAGGAACTGTAGTAGCGGTGGCTTTGTCATCCACGCCAATCTCATGGTCAACAATGTTGTAGTTATAAGTGGCAGCAATTGGATAGTCTCTTAAACCAGAATCAAGCCACGCCGTTCTACCCATAGAGCCGTAGTACCAAACGCCAGTTCCGCCTTTGCCGTCTGGCTCAAGGTAGTTGTAAACCACATAACTATCAATCTTGGAGTCCACGCTGTCATTGCTGACATAGAACCACCACACCTCATTGAAGCCCTCGTTTGTTCCGCACATAACTTGGTCAAACTGGGATTTGTTAATATTCTCAAATACAAACTGTCGCAGATCGCAAGATTGTGTTTGTGTGCGTCCATCATATTTATAGAACTTATCCACACCCATCCAATAAGCTACACCGTTAGCGTAACCAACAGCATTTTCTCCAGCGATAGATATGTTGTCTCCCACCAACTGAGAACCCCAGACCACAGGAGCGCCAACGTACTGGAGAGAATAAAGAGATGAGTCAGTCCAGACCAATATTTCTTGGCGAGCCTGCATGGCTGTAACGATTTTAGAACCGTGAGACAAACGCAGATCACCAGCCGTATTAGTGGCGGCAGGAGTCCACTCAACCACAGATTCTTGATCTGACCAGCGAATCTGCATTGGGTCTTGAGTGGTTGAGCCAAGGGCATTACAGCCAAATGCAAATACATACCTGCTTATATCTGAAACAAGGATGTAGTTTTGGATGATTGGGCAGTTAGAAGCCGCCGCAAAAGTCGTAATATCCATGCCTCTTGGGGATATGGAATGAACTCCAGACTGACTGCCTGTAGTATTTATCAAAGCGCCTGTAGGGGTTAGTGATAAATTAAATGTTGTAGATGAGACATACCTTGTGTAGTAAATTGTTCCAACCAATAAGCCCGTAGGCAATGCGCCTGTTGTTTGAAAAATAATTGCCGACAAATTAGGCAAAATAATAGTAGACGATACAACACAAGGAGTGGCTATGGTCATGGTGATTGTGGAGTCTTGATAACCAATTCCAGCATCCCAGTAGTAAATCGGCCCACCCCTTGGCCCGTAGATTAAGTCTTCGCCAAAATTACTCTGACTCCATAAGCGCATGGCATCATTTGATGTTGTACCAACGCCCCATGTTCCGCTTCCCCATGTACCAGCACCCCATCCAACTAACGGGACTGCGTAAGCTGGGCCTACATTGATTTGGTATACAGCATAAACAGTACCGCCGCCTGTTGCATTTGATGAAGCTGCCGACGCAGCTGTAATCGTATAAGTGGTAGCGCTTGCGTAAGTAAGCTGATACTCGCCAGAGATGGTGATACCGCCTACAGCTGTAGCGCCACTAAATGTTACAAAGTTGTTGTTGATGTATCCACCAGTAGCGTCAGTCACGGTAACGGTAGTGGAGCCGCTTTGCGTAGCAAATGGATTTGTCAGCGTATGAACAAATTGCGTAGGTGTTATATCGTAATAAGCGCCACCAGAACTAATATAGAACTTTAAGTTAGTGCCTACTCCAATTAGCCTTTGAGAGCCAAGAGTTACCCAAGTCCACAAAGAACGGCAAATACCAACAAACGTATTGGCTGAGATGCGTTGCCACCCACCGATCTTCTCAGGTGTACCTTGACGGAATCGGATTTTGTCGCAGTCATACCAGCCGTTTTCATTGGTATAGCGAGTGTTCTCTTTGTTGACCCCCGGCCTTAGAGCTAATTTTTTTAGTGGCATTTCTTATCCTAAGAACAGGGAACGCTCGTCTTTACGGCGGTTTTCCAACCCTTTGAGTATTTTGCCACCCGCCTTGCAATACTTCAAGAGTTCTTCTGCCGCCCCTTCCATATCTCCGCGCAGAACCTTCTGACGGAGGGTTGAACGCTGTAGTGTTCCCAGACCAACATTGAAACTAAAAGATATGAGAGCATCGTACTGACCTTGAGTGAGGGGAACAGGACAGAACTGAACCACACCTCGCTCAAACCTAGCCAAATCTGCTTTAAGAATTCCATCAACTTCTTCCATGCTGAATGTGCGGTTGTCTGCGTCCTTGAGGCCAAACCCATCACGCTCCTCAATCTTCATCTTGCCCTGCTCTGGGTACAAGACATGCCCCACCCCCACCGTCCACAACTTGGCTGGGCAACGGTAAGGCTTCTGACGCACCCCTTCATGGTGCTTAATCATCTTGAGGGCTTTATCTGACAGGTTCATTCGTCTTCTTCCTCAATGCTCTCTTGGATTAGTTGTTGCTTAACCAATTCCAAAGCACCAATAACTGTTGCCATGTACAAAGTTTCATCGTACTTGTGTATGACTTCAAGCAGTTCGTCTACCAAACCGCCAGCCACTTTGCCTTGATTTAATATCATTTCTTGCCAAATGCTTGTGTACCAAACCAGAACGACACTACGCTTGCCCAAATGATCTGAGTCTCGTTGTCCCACAGTAGGTCTAAAGCCACATCAAATGGCACTTCCTTGTGATAGGCAAACCAGAAGCCGAAGATTTCCACAAAAGCAAACAAGACAAACAAGCCATAAGTTATGGCGGGGCGCACCATAGCACGGGCGTTAATCACCCACTGACTAGAACCCTGACCGATAGCAATGTCGTGGGCATACAGGGCTTGACGCTCTTGCATGGCTGTCTGTGCGTTGGTCACCTCAGCGTTAATCTGAATCTGCTCGGTCTGGATATGCTCAATCTTTTCTTGAACCTCTAAGCCAGCCTTCTTCAGGGTCAACTCGCGCTCAGTCTGCATCTGCGCCAAGGCTAGTTCATGCGACTTGTCTGCACGGTCTTGGAAGAAGTCCATCAGTTTTGGTAACCCGCCCATCAGGAAAGACAGTAGGGTTGAGAATAGTGTCATCATTTTTTAACTCCCATTTTTTCACGTTCTTCAAGCAACCTGACTTTGACTTGCAACTCGTTGATGTGGTTCATCAAATGCTCCTTCATAATGGCTCGTTTCTCCGTAGAAATTGGGCTGTCCGTTGGGATGCCCTCTTTGGTAATCAATGCAGGCATAGCGCCTTCAATTCGCGTCAAGCGCGTGGAGAAATCGTTGACCTGACCCAAGAGCCAAGCAAGGGAAGCCACAATAATGGGTATGACCGCTTTTAATACATCTGCCCAATTCATTTCTGCTCCTTTAATTCACGTTTCAACTTACGCAACTCTTTTATCTCTTGCTTGAGTTGCGCTCGCATATACAAGGTTTCTACATATGCCATTGAGGTCACTCCAACAATTACGCATATTGCCACTCCTATCAATATCCAGTAGACCAGCTTCGTAGTTGCCACATGAACCATCCAAAAAACATAGATATAAACACAACTGCGACCCCACTACTTATCAGCCCAATCAACTCAATTTCTTCTTGCTCCTGTTTCCACCTTGCCAACCTAGTCTTGCGAATTGTCTCTGCCCTAGCCCATTCTTGTTCCCGCTCAATCTTTTGGTGCATCTTGAGGAATCTGCTATACAAGTCCTTTAACTCAGGCGGGGCGTAGACCATTGCCTCCCTAGTCTGCTCCATCAACTTCTCCAATTGCAACTCAATCAATGCCCGCTCTATGGCTTTTTGACTGGTGTTTTGCGCTGGGTCATAGTTGGTTTTGCTTGTCTCCTCTAGTTCAAGGTAATGGTTTGTAATCTGTTGCTGTGTGTCAAAGAGGACTCCGAGGTTTGCCCCAATCTCGCTGATGAGTTTAAGTTCAAGGTCTTCGTAGGATTGTTGTTGTTTTGCTTTGGCTTTCTTTTGCGCCACAGGCTTTGCTTCTGCGGCTGGCTTACTAACAAACAGACCAACGAACCAGTTAAAGATACCTCTAATAGCCTTGACATCTGAGATGACTCCCTCGACTGTCTTCTTTGCGCCCTCAAGCTCCATACGCCCCTCATGGAGCATAGAACATCCCTGCTTAATAAAGCCAACAGCGGCTTGCGCCGCCATAAGTAGGGAGAATGGGTCAATGGCTTATTACGCTTGAACAGCGTCCCAAGATTGATTTGCTTCATTCCAAGTGAATGGGCCACCCTCTGTAGGCATAGCCACAGGAGCATTCCACAGACAAGTGTCATCGCTCATAGTCCATGATGGGTAGGGCTGTGGAGGAATAAAAGCATCCCGTCCTGTGTCATAGGTGTAACCAATACCTGCATAGTTCTTACGCAGTGGTCTATCCTCTGGGTGTTGTCCTCCGTGAGTGTTATACGAAGTTTGAATCCATCCAGCAGGGTCGCCTAAAGCGCCTGTTTGAATGAAGTCTTCCTCGGCAACAATCACCTGAGTGACGATTCCGTTTTCTACTTTTGCATAGTGACTCATGTTTTCTCCTTATCGAGCGTTAGCGTATTTGAATGGGTTTTCGGCAAATGCCATATAGATGTAATCAGCAGAATTATTTATTCCGTAACCTGTGCCTTGCCTAATTTTGAAACCATTTGACAAAATATCAAATTGATATAAACCTGCATTTGATGGTTCTGATAAAGCCGTATTTGCTTCAATTTTGTTAGTTGTTAAGTTATACGGGTCTCTAGAAGTATCTGTCATTGACCAGCCTCCAGTTGTATTGCTTGCTTTTATCATTACAAACCGAGGTCTAAATCCAAGGTAAACAAAAGGCCCATCAGCAACCCCGTTACCCGTGTACGAACCAAAGGCTGAATACCCTGCTACTGGGGCAAATATGTAAAACACATAAGTGTTACCAGATGTTCCGCTAAAGTAAATCTGAGTTGTTGTAAACGCAGATGAACCCCATATATTTGCGCTTGTTGATGCGCCCGCTGTCGTGTTTAACCCAAGATATTGAGATTGCGTTGTGCCTGATGCGTGATACACCAACCATTGTTCAGCACCTGCGCTAGTTTTCTTAGCAAGCACCATTGTTGGAACAACACCAAGATTATGAGTAATAGTGTTAATACCTGTTGTGCCAAGTGTTTGAGAAACAATGTCAAAACCTTGAGTTGCTCCTTCTTTCCAATTCCATCCAACATAAGTGCCACCAGATGTGTTTACGCCAATGTCAGAAATAACAGTAAATCCGCTAGATGTAAACGCAGATAATCCATTTGCTTCTGTTGCTTCAGCACTTGTTAGGTTTGAATATACCGCTTTGTTAACGCCACGAATTACATCGTAAAGTTGATGCGATTGTCCGCCATCTCGCCTTTTAATCCAAACAAAATCAGGTTGAAAACTGACTCCATTTACTGCGTTACTAACTGTTAGGCTAGACCCTGTACCCGTATAAGTCGTAGCCGCCATCACAGTACGACCATCAGGAATTGCATATGTTGTTGGCATTTCTATTCCTTATAGGTTATAGGTGTTGAGTCTTAATGCGCCTGTAGGAGGCGTATAGACAAATGGCTGTTGACCAAAGTTCCAAGCAACAGTATCTCCGTTGTAAGGGCTTCCACCAAAACAAAAACTACCACTCAATCCAGTATATGCAGAACCTTGGCTCACTCCATTTTTATAGAAATTTAGAGTTCCTGCACTTAATTGGACACCAATGACATCACCTGTTGTATAGGTTGCAAGACTGTTGTAATTACTACCAGTCCCATTGTTGAATTTATTTGCCGAACCACTTGCATAACTTTGCCATGAATAACCAGTTGCATAGGTTCCTAATGTTGAAGTGTTTCCAGACAACGCTTGTGCTGAACCAATAACTCCTAACTGAATGCCGTTGCTAACAGAGTTATTAGAAATAATGGTTACTTCGGCATAGTAGTTTGCAGACGCATCAAACGCAATGGTTGACGATGCAGAGTACCAGTTTGCGCCACTTCCTGCATGAGTCAAATTACCATTTGTAATGGAGCCTGAGCCGTTCAATGGGTTCAATGTACAGAAGTTAGCCGCTGTCGCACTTGTTAGTGTTGGTACATCGGTCATGCTGTCGTAGGTAGATGTTGATGCCTGTGTGTAAGACAAGATAACAATACCAGAGCCACCTCCGGGTGGGCCAACGTAATAACTACCGCCACCACCGCCACCTGTATTAGGAGTTCCAGCAGTTGATGTGTATGAAGAACCAGCGCCTCCGCCACCAGAACCTCCAGCACCACCAGAACTTGTTCCACCGCCACCGCCGCCACCAGCGTAAGTAACGCCATTTACAGACCAGACTGCGCCATTACCTCCTGCGCCTCCAGAGCCACCAGAACCATCTGAACCAGTCGCACCAGCGCCTCCGCCGCCACCGCCAGATGTGCTACCACCAGTTCCACCGTTATTGCCTTGCGATGGGCTTACAGAAGGCGTGTTACCAAGCCCACGGGTGTAACCTGCGGCACTACCGCCACCAGATCCACCGTTGCTTGCGTTTGCGTAATAAGGGCCACCACCTCCACCACCAGCAGATGTAATGGTTGAAAAGACTGAATTACTGCCGTTGCCTCCTAAAGGGCCTCCGCCACCAACAGTAACTGTGTAGGAAGTGCCGGGCGTTACGCCTAGACTTCCATAACGGAAACCACCGCCGCCACCACCGCCGCCATCACCACCACCGCCACCTGCCACTACAAGGTAGTTAACAGATGTAACACCAGCAGGTGCAACCCAAGTTGTCGATGTAACCGCTGTAAATGTAGATGTTGTAACTGGATTTGTACTCAACGTAATGTTGTTACCTGTCCAGTTGTTACCCGATGGGCCTTGGTCGTTAAATATGCCAAAACTAAATGGATAGTTCTGGTTCATGTTGACACCGTTTGTGTTGGTGATTGACAAAGAATTTCCGCTGTTATCAATAATAGTTGAACTTTGCAAAGTCAGTATTGATGTACCAGACACCGCAGTTAATGCAGAAGTTGGAGGTGCAAAACTGCTTGTTGTATATAAAGCAGTGCCGTTGACTATTCGGAAATTGGAAATATTACCATTCCAATATGCGCTTGCCGCACTAGCGTAATACTCAGTACCAATTCTTAATGTGCTAGAGAATGCGGCAGTAGTTGTCCATGTACCGCCTGTTTGTTGCCCGTTTATAAACAAACGAACAACATTACTAGAGTCTCTAGTAACTGCAACATGGCTCCATCCGCCTACCACTGGAACATTGCTAGAAGTAGTGATTTGAGCGCCATTAGAGTAAACATTGTTTACAGTTCCGCTAGTGCCTATATAGTATTCAATACCAGTACTTGTGTTTGAATCACCCAAGGTAAAAATAGAATTTGTTGTTGTCGTGCTTCTATAGCAATAGGCTTCAATAGTAAAAGCGCCTGTCAATGTTGCTGGCAAAGTTGCTGTTAAATACTGGCTTGCACTATTAGTGAAAGAACCAGCATAACTATCATTGCCACGGTTAAAAGGCAAGTAGAAGCCGTTAGTACCATACGAACCACCATAGGTGATGGGTTGCCATACACCATAAGAATTGATTGTTCCAAAACTGTTTGGTGTTAACTGTTGACCATCAACAAAGTTGACTTCGGTCATGTAGCCGTCAAAATAATTTCCACCAAAAGATGCTATTGATTGTGCGAGAACATGACTTGCGGCTTGATTTATTCCGTAATTAGTATTTTGAGTTAAATTGTTGTAAGTTCCATAAGATACTTCAGAACCATTTACATACAATTTAAATCTATTACTTCCTGTTGCTTGAGTACTATCCATTGCCAAAACAATGTGATACCAAGCCGATGGGTCACGATAAACAGCATTGGTAACAATCCAATTTGTAGAATACCCTTGAACATATAATTTATCATCAGCGCCAAAAGCAATAGCCGTTGAACCTGTGTCAGATGAAGTTGTACCGCCTTGAAATAAAACGGGGTAGCCAGAACTTAATGTTCCACGCTTAATCCAAGCACTCCATGTCCATGTTTGACGATTGGATGCTGTTGCAGGAGTCCTATTCAAATAAGCACTAGCACTAGAACGGAAACGCAAAGAGTTGTTTACATATTTGATTGGTGTCAGGTATCCGCTTGATGTGAATGTGTGAATGACATTACCACCAGTGATAGTCACAGTACCACCAGCCATTTGCTGTGTAGAACCTGCGTAAGAGATGATTACAACGCCAGAGCCACCTATTGCTGAAGATGCGACTCCATCACAAGAGCCACCGCCACCACCGCCAGTATTAGCCGTGCCAGCAGTTCCAAGAACTCCCGTTGTTTTGCTACCAGCGCCACCACCGCCATTGCCACCAGCACCCGCAGAAGCACCTGCGTTATAGGCTCCACCACCACCACCACCAGCCAAATAATAGGTAGAAGAAACAAGTTGTCCCGCAGTTGAGCCTGTGATTGGATTTGCTATGCCTACACCACCAGCACCACCAGTAGAAGTTCCACTAGAAGTTCCACTACCCGTTGCACCTACCGCACCAGCACCACCACCACCGCCACCAAAATAACCGCCCGTTCCAGATGGTGTGCCACCCGCATAGCCTTGACCTGATGTAGCAGAGCCGCCTGTTGGGTTTCCATAACCCCCAAGAGCACTATACATTCCACCACCACCAGAACCACCTGATTGTGCAGTTTGTCCAAGAACAAATCCAGCACCACCACCACCGCCTACTGCGGCAGTTGCAACTGCACTAAATGTAGAGTTAGTTCCTTGGTTTCCTCGGTTATTACCACCAGTAGAAGCCGTTCCTCCAGCACCGACAGTTACAACATAAACTGAATTAGTATCAATAGTTAACCCAGTACCTGAGAGCAAACCGCCTGCTCCACCACCTCCGCCATAACCATCACCACCAGAACCGCCACCAGCAACAACTAAATAACTTGCTGTTACAGAAGACAAAGGAGATAGTGTTCCTGATGTATTGAATGTGTGAATAACATTAGAGCCACTTGTAGTGACTACTCCACCACCAAACTGTTGTGGGGCAGGATATGAAATGATGACTACGCCAGAACCGCCAGAACCTCCGTAGCGATTGGCAGATGTTTGGTCACCACCACCTCCTCCACCACCTTTGTTGGCAGTACCAGAAGGGGCGGGGCTAGTTCCAGAACTTGCACCATTTGCTCCACCGCCTGTACCACCTGCGCCGCCTGTAGTGCCGCCTCCACCACCGCCTCCTGCGTAGAAAACGCCAGAACTAGTAGGCCATTCTGTTCCTGCTCCACCAGCACCTGCCGCGCCTGTTCCACTATTTTGATTTGCACCAACGGCAGATGCTCCGCCTCCGCCTCCGCCTCCACGAGTTGTTCCAAAAAGAAGACCACCAGTGCCACCAGTGTTACCTTGACCCGATGTACCAGCCGCTCCAGCATTATTTGGTGATGTGTTAGTGCCTGCTCCTCCGCCACCAGAACCACCTGTGTAAGCATTGTTGCCACCAGATTCAGCACCACCGCCACCACCAGTAGATGTAATAGCGTTAAATATTGAATTTGAGCCTGATACCGATGCAGTACCACCAGCGCCAACAGTAACTGTATAAGACAGAGTTGGTTTTAAAGATGTTGTTCCACTGAGTAATCCACCTGCTCCACCACCGCCTCCAGAACCATTGGTAAGAATACCTCCCCCCCCACCACCACCAGCGACCACAAGGTAACTAGCAGATACTGATGCAAGACCAGTCCACCCAAAGGCGGCTAGTGCGGCGGCTCCAATCTTGGATAAACGAGGCATTAGTTATCCTTATGCGAACTTGGTCTGAGAAGCAAGAACGGTATATGTTGCAGATGCTGTCTTCAAAATTACATATGTGTAACTATCAATAGAACTTGCGTTACCACTCGTAGGTGCTGTTCCGCCTTGCCACTTAGGGGTGACAGATGTGCCGTCAATCGTCACAGCAGAGTTGTAGTAAGCCGTTGTACTATTTGTTGCCAACATGGTGATTGAGATTGAATCGTTCGTAGCCATCGCCGTATTGAGCGAAGTGCCTGACGAGAAAGCAATATTCAATGTCCAGTTGTTGGCGGCGTTGGTTGTGTAGTACTGAACTGCTCCACTGTTGACATAGAAGTTAGTCGTTGCAGATGGGGCTGATGCCACTACGTTAGCTGGTTCGGCAATGTTCAGAGTCTTTACAGCCGAAGTCGCAGTTGTTCCATTGAACGTCTGGGTTGCCGTAAATGTCTGTGCTGTATTGATTAGAGCAATATTTGCTCCCGCCAAAGTAGATGCGCCTGTACCACCGTTAGCGATAGGTAGTGTTCCTGTTACACCCGTGGTCAAAGGTAGACCTGTGACATTGGTTGCAGTACCGCTAGAAGGTGTACCCAATGCCCCTCCATTGACCACAAATGCACCTGCGGAGCCTGTATTCACCCCTAGAGCAGTCACAACGCCCGTGCCTGTGGTTGTGGTGCTTGGAGCCACGCCAGCCCCGCCACCGATGACTAGGGCGCTTGCGGCTAGTGCCGTGGACGATGCCAAAGTTCCAGAGGCGGTGTAAGCTAGAACACCACCAGATGTTCCTGCCGTAAGACCTGTACCGCCATTAGCAACAGCCAATGTGCCAGCAACAGTAACCGCGCCGCTTGTCGCTGTGGAAGGAGTCAGCCCAGTGGAGCCAAATGTGATTGTCGTAACACCGTCTGCAACAGATGTGGCAATCTTTACAAAGTCTGAACCATTCCAAGCGCAAAGAGCTTTTTCACCCGCTACGATAGTCACGCCTGTCGTTGGGCCAGCGCCTCGCAGAACGATTGACTGAGTACTCCCAGTTGCGTTGATGACAATGTATGCCTTACTCTGGGCTGGGGCGGTAATGTTTCGGGTTACTGTTCCACTTGCTGTCCATAAGAGGATGGCTTCACGGGCAGTATTTGCCGCTAGAGTTGTGGTAGTTAGGGTTACGTCAGCATCAGAACTAATGGTTGTTGTGCCAGCGATTGCCGAATCAACCAAAGAAGTAATGCTGTTATTTACAGTATCGCCCCATGTTCCTGATAACTCTCCAGTAACAGGGAGCGCAAGACCTAAAAGGGATGTTGCCGCTGTTGTCATATGTTTAACCTCACGTTATTACTTCTGCCCAGTCTGCTGTTTGAGAGTTGCTGATATTTTGCCAGTTTGCGTCCTGACTGTCATCAATTAACTTCCAATAAACAGCAAATACCGTTCCAATTTGACCAGAAGCAGAATTGCCAACAAGTGCAAAACTTCTAGTCCCAAGACCAATTGTTCCAAGCACTCCGCTTGCAGATACTCCAGTTAAAGAAACTGTCCTATCTAAGCCAAGTGTTCCAATTTCACCTACCGCCGAGTCCGGTAACAACGGAACAATTACTTGTCCCAAATTAGCCATGCCCTCAACGCCCGTCAATTCCTCTGCGTTAGTAGGAGTGACCGACCCAACCAAACCGCTTGCAGATACCCCTGTCAGGGCAGATGTAGCGCCTCTGGTTAATGTTCCAACTTCTCCAGAAGCCGATACACCCGCCAATGCAACTGTTTGTGTAACCCCCAGAGTTCCTACAGAACCCGTTGCTGTATCACCTGACCCAACAAAAACGCTTGCGGTCAGAGAGCCAACAGAACCTGTTGTTGAATTGCCAGTTAAAGCAATCGAAATAACAGGCGTAGTTGTTCCTACGGCTCCTGTTGCTACATCTCCTGTCGAGTCAAGAGTGCCACCCCAGCCGTTTGCCCCCCACGTTTGGTAGCCCCAGCCGAGAGACATACTTACCCTTTAGGTGGTTGCGATTCGTAGCAAACCAGTTGTTGTAGTGTTTGATGGCATCGTTAAAGTAAACGTACCAGCGGTAATTGTTTGATCGCCAAACGTATACACCGCTACAGATTTGTTTGACTGGCTTGAGTTGTATACCAAAACTGCGTTGAAAGCAGTGGTAACAGTCAATGCAGACCAAGAGAAACTAGCCGTTGGAGTCCAGTAAGCTACACCAGCAGTCGATGAACTGTTGGTTGCAATAGGAGCTGTTCCATTGGTAACTGTTACACCGCCCGCCGTATAGCCAGAACCAGAAGTGTTTGTTACTTCTCCAGTAGTGCCATATGCAGTGGTAGCGGCATTAATCGTTGCCGAAGTAAAGTACAAAGCGGCTTTAAACGTGTCAGCAGTTGTAACCGCACGAATAGGCGCAGTACCAAAGTTATGTGTTGCCGTCAGTACTTCTCCCATAAAGGAGGTACACATTGATGCGGTATTTGCCATAGTAGTTCCTTAAAAAGTACCAGTTTCACCACCTATAGGCGGCATTTTCTTCAAAGTTACATGAACAGAACGGTGAACAAGCTCACCCTCTAACCAGTATTCTGTCCATGTGGTTGTTTCGTTATTGTTATCAACATCACCCTCTCGCTTCTCTAGCAAAGAGTCATCCATATCGCCTCTAGTTGTTGTAACTATCAATTTGAACTCCTAATAAGCGCCGCTGTCGAAGTGTTGGCTGGCATAGTGATTGTAAATGTTGTAGTGGAAGTTTTGTCAGCACCAAAATCCAAAACAGCGATAGACTTGTTTCCCTGCGTTGCGTTATAAATTAACGCGCATCTTGCTGTGATTGCACCCGTCCAAGATATGTTTGGGAAGCCCACATACGCCGTATAACCAGAAGAACTCACAGTAATCGGGGTAAGTTGCGCCCCTCCAGCTACATAAGTTCCAGTGGCGGCCACTTCATTATTGCTTGAATACACAGTTGTGTTTTCATTTAAATCAGCATTGGCCGTATACAAGGCTATCTTGATGGTATCCGTAGATAGATCGTGTATACCTTGATATAGCTCCTTTTTGAAGCTGGTGGTCTGGGTTTGGATAATAGACATTAACTCACCGGATTCCTAACCTGCCCATCACGATAAGCATCCATGCGTTGTTTGCCATCTCCCAAGTTCTTGAGTAGAGAGATAGACTGAACATACATCTGGTTGTACAAATCAACCAAATCTTTCTCACCCTTCATATAACGGATAGCCTCGACCATCGTTCCATTAAGAAGAGCAGAATCAAAGTTATCTCCTAGCCAAGTCTGGCTGGCAGTCACAATTGACTCAGGGTAATAGTAATAATGCAACTCAGCGGAGTACGTTACATCTGGCGTTGGGCCAAGAATAAAAGACAATTCTTTTACATTTGAAGACTGTGGGCCAAAAATAGCATAGTGCTTGGGTTTTCCCGTATCCGCAGGATTGGGATACGCATCTCTCATAAAGTTAACATCTTTGTTTAACAAATAGAGGTAGTCACCGCCTGCGCTTGGATATACAGCCAAGGAGTACGTAGACAAGAAATCATCAGGCGCAGATAAATACTTGTTACCGGAGACAATAGTTCCGGTAACGTTCTTGCGAAGGTTGGCAATCTGCACCGTGTTATAGATGCGTTGCTCCGCCTGCTTAATCATCGTGTTCATATCTACCGTGGGAAACGTGTTCTCACAGTAATCTTGAACAGCAGTGACTAATTCGTTGTATGTCATGCCATCGGGCCTCTAGCCATCACGCCTTTGGTGGCAGCGCCTGTTCCACGGATTTTGATGCCAGTAGTTTTAACTTCATCGTTAGTGCCGATGCTTACGCCATCCATTGGAGTCCAATCCTTCTTGCGGGGCATAGGCGCTTTGTCGCGCATCTTTACACCAGCCTTACCATCCATAGTGTGCGGTTTGGCATAGACGCTGGCATCGCCAACTTCCTTACCCATTACTTTTTTAGAAAATCCCATTATTTTCCCCTTGAAGATTTCATCTGGTTGGCAACCTTAGCCATGCCACGACCCAATTTACGCATTTGCATATTGGTCTTGCCGCCCTTGGCAAATTTAGTCATAGGCTGACCGGGGTGCAGCTTTTTCTCATGCTTATGCACAGCACCAGCAATCATTTTCTTATCTTGTTTTAAGTCCGCTTTATCCATTTTTCGCTCCTAAGTTACGCTAACCGTTACTGTACCAACACTTGTCGTTCCCACCAAGTTATTTGGTGTTAAAGGCACATCAAATTCACTCGATCCACCTACTGGATACCAGCCCCACTGGATGTCCCTAGAACCTCCGGTTGGATAACCACCAAAACCAGATAGGTTGTCCTGCAATCCATTCACACCAGCAGTGACGTATGTGCCGTCATTACGTGGCTCCATCACAGCCTGCGGATCATCAACTGGATACATACCTAGTTGCAACTGAGGCTGATCTGGATCCCAGCACTCAGGACAAACTTTAAGGTCGTACCGCTTTGTCTTGATGATTTCCTTCTTTAACTCCTTGAGTTTGTAGCGCTGACCACAACGGTCGCACATGGCAATACTGTATTTGCCAGAAGCAAATCTATTGCCCATTACAAAATCCTTCCCTTGGTTTTACCCCTTTGGGCTACACCATCCGCACGGCTAGAGGCTGAAACCATCCCGCCTTTTTTAAACCCTTTTGGCACAGAATAATATCTTTCGCCACGTTTTACAATCTTTGATCCACGCTCATTTTCTGCCGCTTCTGCTTTGTTAAAAGTTTGGTGACCCCTACCCTTTAACAAAACATAGCTATCTTCTGGTAAATCATTGGCTATGCGCTCATCGTCTGATGTTGGGGCAACAGAACCCCAATGTTCGCCCTTTTTCTTTGGCTGCATTTTGTAAGCGAGGGCTGTTTCATAATCAAAATCTTTACCCTCTGGATCAAATAACCCAGCCATTAAGCGCTACCTCCTCCAATGAATGATTGACGAGGAACAAACCTAATCGCTGCCTTCTCTCGGTCTTCACCAGCGGCAAGATTGAATTGCTCGTCATACATATCTTTAAGCATTTGCACCCGTGGCATCAGTTCAGGAACCTTGGCTGCAATTTGATAGGCTAATCCTGCCGCAGCGGCGGGTAGGAAGCGAAAATTCATATCGCCAGTCTGTATACCAGCCCCAGCATCTTGCACGCGCCGTAGCCGCCAATAGATCAATTGATATGGGGTTGAGTTATCTGGGGTAGGCCAGACGGTCACAGCAGGAAGTTGAGGAACATACACCGAGATGCCCGCTGTATGGGCTGCTGCCGTCGTGTCGTTCTGCGCCCTTGAACATACATATAAGGTATTCCCTGTGATGTATTGATAGTAGATTGTCTCATTATCTAATTTTATATACCCAGCCGCAGCCAATCCAACCGTTGTGCTGAGAGTTATCTCTGTGCTTGTGGCGGTGATGGTTGTACTTAGCGTTGAATTAGCAGGGTTTGTCTCGCCAGAGTTCCTTTGAACAAAGATCTGGATAGGACGAGCCTGCTGTAATTTATTGGGGATCGTGGCATAGGTCGAAGAACTAATGCGAGTGATCGTTAAATCTGACTGTGTGCTGGCGCTGTTAGCCCCAGTACGGATTACGTGATCCATTAGGTCAATGGTATCTGTCGGGGTTGGATACGTGTTTAAACCTGCAACCAGATCGATGGAGCCTTGCTCAATCGTCCACATGTTGATCCCCCTGTTTTGCCACTCAATGGTTAACAGGTTCATTGATCTGCGTGCGGTTCTTAGGTCATATCCTGAACGCATTTCCCGTCCAGCGCGTTCCCACGCTTCTTCCGCTAATTCGGTGAAGTCAAGGTTAAATGCGGTACTGCCGGAGGTATATGCCATTATCTAAATCCTGCTGTTTTCTTTGCTATACCCTTGGGTTGAGCCACAAACTGTTTGCCCTTGGCTTTACCTGCACGCTTTGCCTTGGTAGTTGCCGCATACTCTTTAGAACTTAAAGACTTAATTGCTGCTTCTGGCAAGTAACGCTCACCAGTTTTTGACGACGGCTTTCCCGACTTGGTACGCCATTTCTGATCGCCCCAGTTTTTAAGGGATTGCTGAGGAGCTTTCAATCTCGATAGCCTCCACCTGCCGCCTTGTACTTCTTGGCTACAAGTTGGGCTTTACGGGCTGACCACTGACCTGCGCCAGTGCCTTGGGTCGCTGCTGCTTTTACTTGAGACACAATCCGCTTACGCAGACTAGGTTTTGTGTAATTTCCGGCAGCATTGACCTTACCGCCTTCAGCATACTCCGTGAAGTCGGTATTGTCCCGTCTAGCCTTACGCTTCGGGCCGGGCATTTTGGAGGGGCTAACAGCCCCCATTCCTCGGCTTGCCATCATATCTATTCCTTAGATGATGCGGCCTTTGGTCTTGCCGCGCTGGGCAATACCATCAGCACGTTTAGATGCATTAACAGAACCGCCTTTAGCAAAACCAAGGGCAGAACGGAAACGCTCATTCACAGAGCGGGTATCGGTTTTACCGCTACCTGATCTAGATTTTTCACGGCTTTCCTTCATACGTTCAGCCAAAGACATCTTGGTCACATCAGGAGAAGAGGTTTTCTTCATGTCGGCCATAGCCTTAGAAGCATCCTCTGGATACTCAGGATTAGATCTACGTCCTAAACCGCCACCATAAGTGCCAGAAGCGCCAAGGGATGGAACACTTGCTCCATACTGGGTCGATTTGGGCTTTGAGGGAGGAACGCTCATCTCAAGCGCTGGCATTGCTGGTTTTGCTTTTGGCTTTGGTGCAGATGCCTTATCGCGCATCGATTTGAGCATTGCTTCACCCTTGGCTTCATCAGCAATAGACTGAGATTCCTCAGACTTGTTTGCAGCCTCTAATGGATCAATGTCTCCACCAGCTTCATAACGTTTCATCTTTTTCATGGTAACTCCTTAACAGTATTTCTTAGCCATGCCACCAGATTTCATGCCTTTGTTTCCGGGCATAGAGATCTGTTTGCCTTTAGTTTTGCCTTTGGTAGCAATACCATTAGCAGACTTGTGACCAGCGGCCAAACCGCCAGTCGCCATTTTCTTCACGGCTGGGCCACCCTTTTTCATCATTTGGGATTTGTCCATAGCCATCTCAGCCTTAGAGCCTTCTTTCATGCCCTTTTTCTCAACATCTTTGCCAGATTTTTCAAACATGCCCATCTTGCTAGGCTTCTTTTTAGCCATCATTGCCATAAATCCGGGGTTCATTTTGCTTGCCATATCTCCACCTTGTTTAAACGTTTTGCCTTTATCGGCGTTACTGAAGTCTTTCCCAACGGATTGGGAAACGCCTGCTTTCTTGGCGAACGCTGGGTTGTGAGCCACCGCTTCCATGAAATTGTGTTGCTTCTTGCTAGTGCTTGGCATTATCTTCCCGCCTGAATAAGTTGATCAATCTTTGCTTCAAGGCGATTGAAGCGCTGGTCAATGTGGTCAGTAATGCGCTGAATTTCTGTTTGAGTAACGTAATCACGGGCTACCTCCTCACGGGTTATGTTTAAAAGGCGCTCGACACGCTTAATGTCCTCGCCCATATCCTTTACTTGACTGAGTTTCTCCCGCATGAAGAAGCCAAACGCTCCCATCAAAATGGATAAAACTGCCGACCAAATAAGGTTTGCATCCATTAACAAATTCTCCCTTTGGTCTTACCTCTTTGGGCAATTCCATCAGCAGCCTTTATAAAACCGCCTTCAGCGCAGTTCCATGCCTTTAGGCTCTTATTGATCCTAGAGTTCGGGTCGTTCGCTGTTTTTGCGGATGTCAGTTTCTTTTTCATCCCACTCATCCTTGCACAGAAAGAGTCGCGCCTTGAGCCGCCTTCTGGTTGAGGCGGTTTCAAGTTCATGCCTTCTTTCTTCGCAGAGGCTCGGCCCTTGGCGTTTAAACCGCCATTCGGATTCTTTCCTTCTGCTCTCTGCCATGCGGGACTAGCCATTTGCAACTTTCAGTTGAGGCTTTGCATGCTCCTTTAACAAAGGACGCAAAACATCTTTCTCAAAGTCTCTAGTGAATTCTTCTGTGCCAATGTGCGGCAGACTGATCATTGGGTCTAAGTAAATCTTAAATCCTTCAGTCCTTGCTCTCAAACAGAAAGCATAATCTTCGCCAATGTATTGACCATCAAGAATCATAAAGTCGAATATGGCGTGTTCTATTTCGCCGTCACCATCGCCTTTGTATTCCCATTCTGGATGCTTCTCAATCATGTATTCAAAGACATGACGGCGGATAAGCATGAATCCTGTGGAAACGCTTTCCACTCTCATCAAACCATTCTCATCAAACTCTAACTGACCATTCTCATCTAGATGGAAGTCAAGGAAGAACTTAGCATCTTTTGCTCTGCGTGGATACGATCCAGCTACAACATCTTTGTCTGTTGCCAAAGCTAGTAGACGAGTAACAGCATCTGTGTTAATCACTACATCAGCATCTACAAATAAGAAGTCTGTGCAATCTGATTCCATAAAGTTACGGACTAATTTGTTCCGTGCTTTAGTAATGATTGAACAGCCAGATATGTGTACGAGGCTTAGTCGTACACCCATCTTGTCTAACTTAGGCACGAGTTCAGCAATGGCAAAAGCAGTTCTGATGTTTACTTTGCCATCGTAACAAGGGATCGCAATCATTAGCTTGCGACCAATTAAGTTAAAACTTTTATCAGCCATAGAAAACATTGCAAGCTACTACGTTAGACATATATGCATAGATGCCGTTTACAGCTAATACGCCGTCTTCTGGAATAAGCGGAGCATTGTTAAAAGTATCACTAGCCGCCACATCATATGTCATCAACCAGCGGCTTGAATACACCATTGCTGGAGAAGCAGTAATAGTTCCAGAGTTAATGTCTGTAACCGTAAACGTGCTTGAATTAGTGACTGTTACCACATAGTTGCCATTGGTAGCTGTACCGCCTGTTCCTGCGGCAAAGTCAATACCAATAACATCACCATTTGCAAGTCCATGCGCGGATTGAGTGACGGTTACGGTAGTTCCAGAACGACCATAAGTAGCAGTAGTTACGGGTGCGGTAGTAGTATCAAATAACGCAACAAATCCAGCCGTAGCTGAACCAGTAAAAGAAATGCCTCTTACACGATTGCGTCCAAGAACCAAAAAACCACTACCGTTTAGGTGTGCTTGTTTTACATTAGTCTGATTCACAATTAATCTCCTTGTTTAAACATAGGAGCCGAAGCCCCTGAGATTAATTAAGCTTGGCTTGGGTTAGCAGAGCCGTCTGAATCACGAACGATGTACTCAACAGTAACAGTGATCGTACCAGCGGTAGCGTCAGCAGTGGCTGCGGTAAAAGTACCGTAAATGATTGCATCAGTTGTGCCGATGCTGTCATAAAAACCGGAAGTGGCCGCTGCAATTGTGGCTGGAGAAGTTTGAACCGCCGAAGTTCCGGTGTTGACCGAAGTCATGTACAGGTTAGCCGTGCCAGCGCTACCAATAGTAACGCCGCAGTTAGTTGCGCCAGTTAGGGCAACATTAACCTCAAGACCAAAGCGAAGAATCTTAGCGCCAGCGGGCAGAGTAAACATCTGTTGTGCTGCGGGGCTTGCCAAAATTACGGAAGTAGGAGCTGTATAAGTCTGGGCAACAGTAGTTGCACCCATGTTACGAATAGTTCCAGCGGTAGTGCCAGTGGTGTTTTTGACTGTACCCAATAACCAAGGGCCAAGGTGTGTTGCGAATCCCATGAGGATCTCCTATACATGCGTTATAGCGTATCAATCTGCATGAAGTCAGCCGGATCTGTTTGATACACCGGGTTTTCCGGAATGCCTATTTATACCATGATGTTTAAACATAGGCAAGAAAAAAGGGAGCTTGTGGCCCCCTTTTTTTACTTCTTTATTAAGACGAACCGGGTGATCCGAAGATACCTAGTGGGTCTGACACGCCGAAGCTATAACGCTCACGAGCCTTGTAACGGACGTTACCAGTGTCGAAGTCTCCATCCATGCCATTTTGCAATGGGGTACGGACAAAGTGCTTCAGACCGTTAGGTACATCAGTCATCAAGAACCAAGCGTTGGTGTCGGTCAAATAGTGGTTAACTGTGTAACCCTGTGGTATTGAACCGTTGTTCTTCAATGCGTTGATGTCGTTATCGGTAGTACCGACGCGCAACTCAGTCTCTAAGAGGCGAGTAGCAACGAACATCAATGATGGAGGAACAATCAATTTCTTGGGCTTTGCAGCGATCAAGAGTCCGCGCTCGTCTGTCCAACCAGCGATTTGAATAACAGCGTTTTCCAACGATGTTTCATTCAAGTCAGCGCCAGTAGTAGGACGATTGCTGTTGGTGCCACCAGAAATCAATGGATGGGCTGTTGAGCAAAGCACAACGCCGTCACCGTAGGTAACGCCAGTGGTGAACGCATTGTTCAACACATAAGCGGCCTTGACCTGCTTGGTGTAAGCCATTCCACGGGCCAAAGCCTTGGTATAGCGGCTTGACAACGAGTCATACAAGTTGTCTTCCACTGCTTCTTCAGTGATGGAGAAGCCCATAGCGATGGTTTCGTGGTTGTAGCGTGCTGTCCATGCCTCTTGAGCATTGTCATAAGAAAGCGCAGAGCCTTCGTTTTTGACAGGTGCTGCTGAGAAACCAGACAGTTTTGTTTCTTCTTCAAAAGAACGCTCAGAGGTTTCAGTTTCATAAATTTCTTTATGTTCTTCACCGTAACGAGCATACTCAAGGCCAAACAGAGCGTTTAAACCGGGGAGCAGTTCTTTGAGTAGTTGTGCGCGTGAAATTGCCATTTCTTACTCCTTAAACACCAGTGGTGCTGTTGTACTGATGTGTGTTGATTTTCACCAACAACTCGGTGTAAGTGTCAGCCGCAGTAGCGGTCTCAGGCACGACATCAATCACACGAATTGGGATAGTGGCAGTAGTACCAGCACCCGTTAAAGTTACAGCAAAGGCAGAATCACCAGTGGTAGTGCTACCAGCGTTGAGAACCAATGCCACGTTAGAACCAACATCAGCGCGAGCCGCAGTACCCATAGTTGTACCGGAGGTAACAACGGCTACTTTGAAAAGTGCTTGCTGGTCATCTACAACATACGCATAAGCATAATTGGTGGTTGTGCTGACAGATGCGGGAATATATTGGCTCTGAACGGTTTGGCCGCTAGAGTTTACATATTGACCGCCCACACAGACACCGACAATAGTGCCAGAGTTAGTAGTAGTTGATTTAATCAGATATCCAGTGCTGTCGATTTGAACTGTATCTCCAAAGAAGATAGCAGTGCCAAAAGAAGCAGCAACGGGAATCTGCCGAAATGCACCTGCGTATGGCTTTCCATCAATAGAATTGACGGGTTTTAGACCATATGGTGCCGAGACAGTGGGGTAAGCCATGTTTTAAAGCTCCAAAAAAATTAAAGACCTTTTCCGAAAGTTACCTTGGTGCTACGTTCTTTAAACATAGGCATCCGAGGATCGCTCTCGCGCATATAGGTGTTGTCCACTGACGACATCTGAGCATTAGCCTGTTCTTGGTAATACTCGTCACGTTGCTGTGTGAACTCGACCGGGGTTTTGCAAAGTAGTAAACCACCCACTTCAATTCCGTCTGGAAAGCGACCGTTAGGGTTACTTATCAAACGTAATTTAGGCTGATCTATTGCCTTTACAGGTTCCCAACCCTCGCGTAGTTTCGTAGAAATATTGACTGGATCAGGGTTATTTAGAGTACTGAGACGAATCCAACGGAAGGCATAGCCGTCCTGTGGCTCTGGATCTGGCAATAATGATGGAGGCATCCAACGTTTGGGTCTTTCCATTTCTGCCCGACTCTCAAGTTCTCTCGATTCACGTTTCTGATTTGTCATTAGTTTCTCCTTAATTCCGCAACCTTACGAGCATAAAGTTCCACTGGAACTCCAAGCCGCTTGGCGATGTTTACTTCTCTTGGTGACAACGTAATTTTCTTCGCTGAAACGCTACGTGTCGCAGAAGCAACTACATTTGCTTTAGGGCGCTGACTCGTTTCAGCGGGCTTCTCAGATGCAAACTTCTCTGGAAACACTTGGCGCAACCTACCGTCTATGCGTTGGTAGTATTCGTCGCTTTGAGGGCTAACGCCATCCTCGACAACCAATTTCTCATGCAGTGCAAGAGCGAATCCGGTCATCTCGCGATCCTGACCCCACCAAGAATTAGCACGTTTCCAATTCTCGGCTTTGTGATCCACAAAGTCAGTTTTCGCGTTTAAACTGGTTTGTAGCTGATTTTCTTCCTCTTGTAAAGGCTTTGGCTTAAAATTATTTAAACGTTCAGACTTTAGTTTGGTTGAGGTCATCAAATCCTGCGCTTCGACCATTGCGTCGGAGTCACCAGATTCAAATGCTTCCTTGTACTTCTTCTTGGCATCCAGCAGTTCTGTGGCAAGATTTTTCTTAGCCTGCTCAAGAAGAGCGGAGTGGCTTTCGTCAACGCTGCCCTTGAGCTTGTTGTTTTCTTCCATCACCGCTTTAGCAAAGAGAAGTGCTTCCTCTTTTTCTTTGGACGCAGCTTCTTTTGCCCTGCGTTCATCATGGTATGCCCTGTGGAACTCACGTATCTTGTTACGTTCCTTTGGCTTATAAGAGGCTAACTCTTCGTCTGTTGGATCCTCTGGCGGGGTTTCCATAGGCTTGCGGCCACGGTCTTCCTCCGGAGTGTCGTCAACGACCTCTATTTCAATGTCGTCAAAGTTTTCCGAGACTTCTACTTTGACCTCAGATTTTTCATCTGGGAACTCAAACTCGGTTTTTTCAAATTCAGGCATGGTTTACTCCTTTATGCTCGTGTAATTCCTCTAGGATCCTGAACGACACCTTCAACGCTGTCATCGTTTATTAGCCTAAATTCTTTGCCATGAATCTTGATTCGCGTCCCAGTGTTGGGGCGAACAAGGATGAAATCTCCTACTTTGCATGAAGGCCCAGACGGAAAACGCTTCTCGTCTTTGTAAGCATCTGGCCCCATTTTTACGACAAAAAGGACTGGCGACAGTACTTCCTCGTAGTGCATGGTTTGGCTTGCTTTTACCAGCCCGCTTTCATACTCATCGTCAATGTCTGGGAGGACACACAACAAGTAGTACGTGGCGGGGTCTGGTATTTGTCGTGCCTTCTCCTCAGCCGTTGCTGGGAGAACTGATACTGGCCCTTGCGGGTTCAGCGTCTGAGCTATTTGAAGCTCTGGCATGTTAAGTTCACTCATTATTTAATTTCTCCAATTTACGCGCAAGGTCTGCGATTAGGCTTTGTGCGAACAACAGACCTCTAATGTTGCCGCAAACCTCCCGGTAGGCGGCGTAGTCCGTTGCTGCACCGTCACCAAGACTCTGGAGCAGGGATCGTTCCCGCTCCTTTAACTCTGAAATTAGATGATTTAAAAGTTTAAGTTCTTCCATTTACACCCTTTTTAAACAGGTCAACCTGAATCTTTTGATTGTTTTGCTTATCCTGCGTTTGGATACGTGCTAGTTCAATCTCTTTCTGGTCTTGTGCTTTCTGTGTCTGAAGCTGCAAGTTAGCCATATCTTTTTGGATGTCTGCATCGACCTTTTTCGCTTTGGTCGCGGCTTCTTGTCCTTTGATCTGGAGTTCTGCTTGCTGGATCTGCACAAGGGGATCTTGGGCGGCTTGCTCTGCCTGCTTTTGGGAGGCTTTGGCCTTGTTGGCTTGGAGTACCTGTGCCGAACCCTCTGCGACGAGGCGAGACAACTCGACTTCCAAATCTTCTGGTAGTTCCGAATCCGGCGCTGGCAACGGCACTCCCAGTTGTTCTTCTACCTGACGACGGTATTGGAACGCTAAATGCTCTGCAATGTGTGCCATCACAGAGGATTGAATCTTTTGCGCTAGAGGGTTTTGACCAATCTGGGCAGCGATTGTTGGATCCTGCATAAACGAGGTATGCGAGGCGATGTGGGCTTCGTGGTCTTGGTAGATGAACGCTCTGGTAGGTTTACCGTTGAGGAATGCCATGTTCTCGCTGACTGGATCACGGGGTGTTTGATCATCCGTTGTCGGCACTAACTTGTCTGCGTTCTTAATTCCCAAAACCTCAATCATCTGGCGGTGCAACTGGGGCAGATCGTATATCTGTGGGGCTTGCGCTGCCAACTGAATCACTGCCTGATACTGCATGATCCGTTGCGCCATTGTGGAGCTATTAGGATCGCTGACTGGGATGACCTCAACGATGTCGTAGTCGCCTTGCTTGGCTTTACGGTCGCCATCTTGTGGCTCGTAGTCATATTCTTTCGGGGTGTAGTCCCGAATGATGTTCTTTAAGAGTTTGAACTCTTGCTTCATTGAATAATGAACACGTGCCTGCACCGCACCCATTGTCTTTAACGTGCGTTCTAGGAGAGCCAACGTTGTCCCTACGGGGGCGTTAGCGCTCATATCGGAGATATTCATGTCCGAAATAGAGCCTAATCTGCGTCCTTCGTTGGTAATTCGGTCTAAAAGGGTCAATAGAACGTTACTTGGCTCCTTGTAGGGAAGCGTCATTACGTTGTCTTTGATACCACCGGAAGGCACGTCAACATCCCTAAACTCACCCGGTTGGATGGGGGTATCGTCCCCTTTGATCCTCATGCCACGGGATTTGAGACCACCGGGCAGATTAGACAGTGTTCCTGCGTCCACCAACTGGCGGATTATGGACGTGCCTGCTCTTGCATATCCACCGATGATGTGGATCAATCCCATGCCGTAGAAGCCAAATCCGGGGATATAGATGTAATCTACAAAATGCTGGCGCTTTAGTTTCTTATGGTCTTCTGGGTCGTAGTTTCTACGGATAGCCAGAACCTCGCCCGTGCCACGCTCAATGGTGACAACATAGGGGAGTGCGATGCCTGTGGGTTCGCCGTCCTCACCTAAATCTTCGTAGCCCTCAATGTCTAGGTCTGCGTGGATTTCTAGGATTTGGTAGCGGTCATCATCGCTAACTTTGTAGCCTTGCTGGTCGGCTTTGTGTTTCTCAATGTCCGTCTGGATGAATACGGGTTCGCCAAGTTCTATGTCTCTATAAAAACCAGAGACTTGGAGTTTCCGCATCTCATTCTTGGTCTTACGCATGACATGGGTAACACGCTCGGCCATGTTCAGATTAGATGCACCGTAAGGCACGATCAAGTCTTCTGCGGTTACAAAGATGGCGACTTGTCGCTCTAAGGCTGGGTCGTAGTAGACCTTCTTAAAGGCAGAGCCTGCAAGTCCAAGGGAATAGAGAAGACGCTCATGCTCTGGGCGGTACTCTGGCATTTCCTCTGTGAGCTTGTAATTCATGTCATCTCTGACACGCTCGGCTGCATCTTCCTTCATCTTGTCGATAGCGCCGATGATCTCAGTTTTAACTGGCCCAGCGGCTGGGAATGTCTCCATAATAGATTCGGCTTGGAATCTAATCGCTGCCTCTGTCAGGATCGTCGAGAACACCCCACACGCACCATTCCAAGGTTCCGTGCGTTCTTCATACTTCATGCCGAGTACTTCGAGTCCCTTGACGAATGTATCTGCCCATTCTTTTCTGGACATGATGTCGGCTTCTACTAACTCAATCAATTCTCCTGAGAGGTCGTTGAGTTGTCCCTCGTCCATTTCTTCGGCGAGGTTGGCGTTGAATTCATCATCCAAATCATCATCTGGCTCAATGACGATCTCTATTGATCCGTCGCTCAGGGTGACTGAGTCTGGATTCTCGATATCAATTTCTAAGACGCTGCCCTCTTCCTCAATACCCGCAGGGGCTTGATAGAAACCCTTATCCATTGAATTGGTTGCCATGTTTATCCTTAGTAATAGACCGCTCTGCGGTTACGGTAGACGGGTTCATCTTGTTCGTCTGAGTCGATGCTTATGAATCCACCTTGCCTGAAACGCAGTAATGCCTGAGAGGCCGAGTCAACAAGGTCGTCGTGATCTCCGTTGGGGAATGATGCTAATTCTTCAATTAACTCGTCAGCCCAGCGGGTCTCAGGACACCATACGATGCCAGACGCAAACAGGTCAGAAATTGCGTTTACACGCGCTATCTTATCGTTTCCTTTGCTCGGCGTATACTCCGATAGAGGAATTCCTATTTTCCTTAGCTCGTAGATAAGTGGAGCGCCAGCGGCTTTCTTCTCCACAATAAGCGTATCTGGGTTCCACTGCTTCCACATCTCCATCGCCTTTTGCTTTAGCTCTGGAAACTCCATGCGTTGTTTAAACGAGTCTAAAACAATAATGTTTGGCTTGGATTCCCCATTACTGTCCGCATGATAGAACACTCCCCATGTCGTGCATGCTGAATAGTCGGCGCGGTTGTGTTTTTCAAAGGCTGTATCCCAAGACTGGATGATGTATTCACAGGACGGAGCATCTTCTTGCTCCCAAATCCTCCACTGATCACGCTTAATGATCGCGCCTTCTTCTGAAGTTGGGTTCTGTTGGTACTGTGCTTCCCATTTAGAGACTGGAAGCTCGGCTTTTAGGGCTTCTAACTCTTCCTTTTTCCAAAAAGCAGGCCACAAAGGCGTTCCTGACGGGAGAATGGCAGGGAAATCGATAACCTCCCACTCATCTACGCCGTCTTTAGAGGAATTCTTAAGGATTTGCCCCGTTAAGTCCCTCTTAGACCAGCGTGTCATCACAATAATGATGGCTCCGCCCGGCTGTAAACGCTGACGAGGGCCAGATGTATACCACTCATAGACGTTGTCATAGACAGCAGGGTTGCCTTGCTTGGCTTCCTGCTCAGAATGCGGGTCATCGATGATCAATAGATCAGCACCCTTACCCGTTACCGCCCCTCCGACACCGATAGCGAAGTAATCTCCGCCTACGTCAGTATTCCAGCGTCCTGCGGCCTTTGAGTCAGACGATAGAACTGTCGTGAATACACGTGCGTATGCGTCAGAGGAGACTAGATTCCTAACCTTACGGCCAAACCCCACGGCCAATTCGGCAGTGTGTGCGGTCTGGATGATCTTCTTATGCGGGAACTTACCCAGAAACCACGCCGGAAGCAAATAAGACGCAAACTCAGACTTAGTGTGGCGGGGAGGCATGTTGATGATTAGCCTCTTTAACTCTCCCCTAGCCACCCTCTCGAAAGCATCAGACATTATCTTGTGGTGCTTACCCGATATAAAGACAGGCCACATGTGTTCCACAAAGGCTATGAAGGAGTCTCTACATCTATTGTCTCTATCCGCCTCTAAAAGGCGGATGATCTTCTTGCGGTCTTTCTCGGAGACCGAGTCGGCTATCTGTAAATACTCTTCAATCTCTACGGATGTGAGCATTAGAGGGAAGCCATCTCTCTGGCTGACTTATCAACAAGCCTAATGGAGTGGAACTTATAAGGCTTCATCTGGATAAGCCCGTCGTCCTGTAGCCTGTGGACAATCCTGTGGATATTAGATTTAGCCTTTAAGCCTAGACCCTTGGCTATTACCTCATAGGAAGGAGGCACACCATGAATCCTCATGTATGCCTTTATAAAGTCCAGAACTAACTCACTGCGCTTTGTCATAGAGGTAGTTTAAACGCATATACGAACGTTCGCAAGACCTTTTTAGAAAATATATATACCCCCGGGGTAGCCAAATTGAAAAGCATAGGGGGGGGTGTTTCTGGTGAGAACGTTCTAATGGCGAGGGACAAGTGAGGGGATGTGTGAATTAGAGCGTAAGCGCAGGCGGGTGGTCGCTCATGCACAGCGGGGTGTGGCGGGACGGTGGGTGAACTCTGATGCCGTTTAAACACACAAGCACCCCTAGCGTTTAAACAGATCTGCTCTCCACGTCACTGATGCCAGTTGTCCTCTTCAGCGTGCGTAGGTACTTGGCTAGTTCGCCTTTGAGTTGATCAGCACTGACGGTCTTATCGTCTTTGACCTCTGCTTGGGTGAAGAGACCCGATGCTTTGCCCAGTAACTCTAGGCACTTTATTTTCGATCCCTCTTGCTTGGCTGTCTTACTCTGTTCGAGTAGTTGTTTCATTACATATCTTTTCGTCGCTGTCATATCCTCCACAAGGTTTTCTGCGATCTCGCCCCATGCGTCTTGCAACATGTCTTGCACCTTGGGATGTTTAAACAGCCTATTAGCATTTGCACTGATCCCTTGGTCTGTGCTGTTGTCGTTTGGGTACGCATCCTTGTATGCTTGCTTTAGTGTCTTCCCCTGTACAACTCCATAGACAAATGCTGTCTGTGATGCTGTCAATGGTCTATATCTATCACTTGTTACCACTCCTCCATCTACTCTACGTCTTGGTGCGTCTGCTTGGAGTGCCAGCCGTTCCGCTACGCTCAGTTCGGGGTTTTCATCGTTATCAATTTGATCAGCATCGTCGGTCTCCTCCAATGCCTTTAGGTACTCATCCCTCGTTGTCTTTTCCATAGTCGATCCCCCTGTTGTTAACTTGCAACCTGACTAAACATACAGACTGTTGTTTTGTCCACACTGTTCGCATAAACAGCACTATAACAGTTATCCACAGGCAGTCAAAGAATTGTGGATAAGTAAAGTTGTCCACAGGCATTCTGTGGATTGCGTGGATAACTTATTAATACTAAACGTTTACAGATTGTCAGGAAGCCCCCTAATTTTCCTTGCCTATACCTACCCCGCCTAAATCACTTTAGACCCCTTCCTGAGCCTTTAAATCGGTCGGTGTAACTATAGTATTCATTCTGTGTTTTGATTGCTTTAGCATTACTGTTGTCTACTACTAATAAGAGCGGTTAAAAACACCCTTACTGACCGTCTTACTAATAACCCTACACTTTACTCAGGTAACTATTGCAAGGTCTTTACAAACAGTATTACAATCCAACTTGGCACTTTCGCCAAACAGTAAAAAAGGATTGACAACATGGAAATCAAAGTCACCAACATAGGTCGCATTCAGCACGGTATAGATGGTTCAGACCAATACCTCTTGCTGTCATGTAGTGATGACAACCTGACAGAAGATCAGGCACATGAGTGGCTCTTGCCACAGGTCTACCATGAGACCTACCAAGAAGCGGGAGGTTACTTCTGCAAGCGTGTGACGGTCATGCAAAAAACCGATAGCCAAGTGGTCGCTATCGTTCACCACGAATATGACGTTTGAAGTTAATACCGTGAAGCCCCTTTGTGGGGGCTTTGCAGTGGTAATTTCGCCACGTAATTGGAGTATCAACATGGCAACATTCAAAGTAACTATGACATACGTAGGACGGCACACTTATGAAATTGAAGCGGGTAACGCTGATGATGCGGAACAAATTGCGCTAGATGAAGTGGCACATTGTGCGGACTTTGAGAGCGGGTATTTTGAAGTGGAAAACGTTGCATACGCAGAGCCAGAAGACTTAAGTTAATACCCTGATGCCCCTTGCGGGGGCATTGGAGTAGTAATTTTGCTACTTAATCGGAGATCATTCCTATGACACTGCCTACCATCCATGCCACACGTGAGCAATGGCTCACCCAAGCATTCCAAGAGTTACGTCCCGCCTTTGAGGTTGCGGGTTCTAAATTACCTGAGAGGGTTCGCCTGACGTGCGGTCTTCCCTCTAACGCACTCCGCTCCAATGCCATTGGCGAGTGTTGGATCGATACCGCATCTGCGGACGGTCACCATGAGATCTTCATACACCCCAAGTTGGCTAGTCCAAGCGAGGTATTCGAGGTAGTGGTGCATGAGTTGTGCCATACCGCCAAGGGGGGTTTTAACCACGGTATCAACTTCCAAAAAATCGCATCGGCAATGATGCTCGAACCAATAGACCCCACACGTAGAGAACCGTGGGGTGCTACACGTGGTGCTAGTGGGTTTGCTCAGACCTACGGTGCAATTATCGAATCACTGGGTGCATACCCACATGGCTCACTGACAGTGGGACAGCGTAAGAAAAAACAAGGCACTCGCATGCTGAAAGCCTACTGCCCATCATGTGGCTACACCGTGCGACTGACCTCAAAATGGGCATCCTATGGACTGCCTACATGCCCAGTCGATGGCGATCTCTTCACCGTTTAAACATAGGAGTAATGACAATGTCCGCATCCACACGCACCGTAATTCGCACCGAAATTTCACGCATCCCCTCTGCTGTCCGCAAGGGTGCATTGCACGTGCTAGGTCATGGCACGAACCTCAACCCGATCGAAGAGATCGATACCCTCACCCTTTACGTGATCGACAACTACAGTCATTCACCCGACATTGGTATCGAAGCGATCCGCAAGTCAACCCCCTACCAATCCGCTCCGCAAGGCACTGACCCCGCTCTAGGCGCACAACTGGACGCAACGTCCGCTGTCGCATCACGTGCAGAGACAACCGCCCTCGACGCACTGCAAAGGGCTAACGCTGTTCAAGTTGATCTGCTCAAAAAAATAGAGGGTCTCAGCGACTCCATCGTTTCAACCGCCAAGTTCGCAAGCGGTGTTGCAAACCGACTCGACAAGGCAGAGACCGCCATCGGGGCAGTCAACATCGATGAAGACTCCATCACACGTGCCGTCAACAAGGTAGTCGCTGACGCATTCGCACCGTTCAAGACGGCAGTCGAGACAGCGGGTGTACAAACCACTGTCGCTGACATTGCGAGTGTCTACGTGACCGATACCAAGACCGCACTGGACGTGTTCGGTGTCGAGGTGCTAGACCCCAAGGGCAACCCTGTAATGGTTCGCATTTGGAATGACCCCTCTGCCCCCGCCATCGATCCCTACTTTGTGTGGACTGAGAAGGTCTTGCGTCACTTCCTCTTGGCTGACGTGACAGAGTCCCCAGTATGGATGGGCGGTGACAAGGGTACAGGCAAGAGCGAGTCCGCTCGCAACTTTGCGGGCTACACAGGTCGTGCGTTTAAACGCATAAACTTTACCAAGCAAACGCAAGTGGAAGACTTCATCGGTGCGACAGGCTATGACCCTGTCAAAGGTACTTACTTTGAGAAGAAAGATTTCTTAATGGGTTATGCCCATCCATCCACTGTCATCCTCTTGGACGAGCCAAGCAACCTAGACCCCGCCATCTTGGCGATCTTGAACGGTTTCCTCGAACCCAATAGTGCGGTGTCTTATGGCGGTCAGGTGCATAAGCGTGCCACTGGGGTGCTAGTGTTCGGTGCTGATAACACCCTTGGTTCGGGCGATGAGAGCGGACGCTATGCGGGTACAAAGGCGATGAACTCTGCATTCATTGACCGCTTTGCACAGGTGATCCGCATGGATTACCTACCCATCGACGCTGAGATCGACGCTGTCGTGCGTCACACTGGATGCACCAAGGATCTAGCCAAGCACGTACTCAAGTCGGTGCGTGTGGCACGTCAGAAGGTACAGAGTGCCGATATCGTGGACGCACCTAGCATCCGCTCTGTCGTGGCATTCATCAAAGCATTGAAGGTCTTGCCTGTGAAGGATGCGTGGGATGCGACTATCGCCAACCGCCAACCCTCAGAGTCGGCTACCGCACTGGAAGCGATCCGTGTGGCATGCATCGACGAGACATTTATTTCTAACAACATCTAAGGAGTAGACAACATGCAACAACAAACAAAACACGTCATCGTTGGTGGTGACAAATGCGTAGTGTTTTCACGTAGCCGTTTAAACGGGGTCGAGTTTCGCAAAGCCATCGAACAGGCTACCCACAAAATCTGCAAGGAGTTAGCCCTTGCCCCAGTGACCGTGGCATGGGACGCATGGACACCCACTGCCAAGATCAACAATCACGGTGACATCGTCTTGCATAACGTTGCCGACAATGCAGTGATCACCCGCCCAGTATTCGAGCGTTATGTTGGGTTCATCTTGCATGAGTTGTTGCACCGTAAGTACACCGACTTCCAAGTCGGACGCACTGAGGTTCACTATGTCCGCTCACTGCACAACGCACTGGAAGACGCAATGATCGAACACCGTTGTATCGACGAGAAGTTAGTCGGCAATGCTGAGGGTCTCCTCTCCTCACTGGTCGATGGTATGGTCGCTGAATCTTTCACACAACCTGTCGATTGGTCTAGCCCTGAGCAGTACCCCTTTGTGTTGGCTGTCTATGCACGTAAACATGCGACTCGCAAAGTGCCATTGGCTAACGGTCTCAAGCCAATATTTGACGTGGCACGTGACCGCCTTGCTACCGCTAAAACCAGTGAAGACACCTTGGCTATCGCCCTGTGGGTTGCCGATCAATTGAAGAGCATTAAACCCAACCCCAACCCTAAGCCACAAGGTGACGGTCAGGGCAAAGGTCAGGGCAAGGGCAAGGGCGAGGGTCAACCTACAGAAGGTCAACCTTGCGAGGGTCAGGGCGAGGGGTCAGGGAAGGGCGAGAAGGGGTCTACAAGCCCCGATCAGAACGAGGGTGAGGGTGAGGGTGCATCCGATGGTTCGGACGCTCCAGTGGGTGACGCTCAAAACCCAACTGACAACGAGGGTAATCTCCCCTACGCACGTGAGGTCGAGCCAACTAACCAAGCACCCGATGGTGCGGGTGCTGACGGTACGTACTCCAAGTCGAGCGGTCTCACTGAGTCGCACTACCGCAATCAACGTCACTATGAACTGAACGCTGACGTGAACGTCTCTGCCAAGTTACGGTTCGAGGTTCGTCGCTTGTTCGATAACACAGGCACAAGCGATCACCAAGTCGGACGCAAGTCGGGGTCGGTCAACGTGCGTACCTTGCACACAATTCCATCGGGCAATGATCGCCTGTTTAAACGTAGATTAGATGTCGATGGTATCGACTCCGCTGTCGTGATCGTGTTGGATGTATCGGGTTCGATGTTCAACTTCAAGCGCAAGTTATCCCCCATCCAAGCGGGTCTCAATGCCTGTGCATCACTGGTCGATGCGCTTAACTCTGCACAAGTGCAGACGGCAGTGCTGACATTTGGATGCGAGACAGCAGTGCTGAAACCGTTCGCCTTACCCGCCAAGAAGGCATTGGCTGTCATGCCCAACGTTATCTCAGGCGGTGGAACTAATGACTTTTTTGCAGTGCGTTATGCCCATGAGATGTTGCACGGTACAGATGCACAACGCAAGATCTGCTTTGTGATCACCGATGGACGTGGCAACCCCTCTGCCGTGCGTGATCAGGTCAAAGCGGGTGAGTCACTGGGCATCACAACGATAGGTGTCGGCATCATGTCTGACGTGACAGACATCTACAAAAATTCGGTGATCGTTCGCAAGGTAGAAGACCTTGGTGCTATCGCATTCAACAAAATTAAATTGGTCGCATAAGGGGAACAACGTGAAACCTACCAGTACAAATTACGAAATACTTTATTGGAAAGAAAATTTTGGGTATAGCCGTGCGGTGCTACATGCATCGGATGTTTATGAAGCGGTCATCACTTGGCGCAAAGGGATTGCTGATAAGTATGGCGATATCGATGGCAAAGTTTTAATTGTAAAAGTTGAGGAGAAGAGAAAATGAAATACGAAATCAGACTCTACAAATTCCCCAATGGCACTGGGCAATGGGAGATATGGGAATGCATCGACGGTGACTGGGAGCAGATGTACGAGGAGACCTACACCTTTATCGATGAGGAAGACTGCTCCAATCAACTCACGCACGCACAAGCGGGTCTCCGTTACTTGGAGGTTAACCATGTTTAAACATATAGCAGGGGGTCATTGGTTCGTCCCCTCCGTCGTTGGGTCAAAGGGCAATACCGTGTGGACGCAAGACCCCACAGGGGGGTCGATGATTGTTGCTGACTGCTCTAGCAAAGCGATGCCAGTAGGTACTCAGAGGGCTAACGCACGGCTAATCACGTTTGCGCCTGACATGCTGTTGGTCATCGAGGATATCGCCAAGCGTGGCTATGACAGTCACGCACGCAAGAGCGTTAAGTTTTTGATGGAAAGGATGCAACGTGAATAAAGTAATTACGTTCGTATACACGGTCGCAATTGCCGTGATCGTGTTGGATCTTTTCGTTTGGCATGCGTATGGATGACGAGGAAGAAGAAAAAAGAATGATGCGACTCTTCACAGAGTTAGCGTCAACGATAAGTGATGCGGGAATAACCGATCCCGCTATCGATGCTGTCCTGATCAAGTTGGCGGTGCTACATGCGTTAAATCGTTTGGAGCGTCAGGACTTCCTAGACCAAGTGGGGTATGCGTGGAACTTTGAAAAGTTCTTCCATCCCGAATCAAAAGAAATGCATTAACGTTTAAACAGGAGAAAACAAATGATGAAACTTTCAGTTGAATTGCTTGACAACAAGGTCAAGAGTGCTGTTATCAATGTCGGAAAGACTAGCGGGTATGTTGAGGCTTATTTGGGTAAGGAAGACTTAGCCTTGTATGTCTTTGACAAAAATGGCGAGGTTGTGCTTGAGAGGTTTATCCCCATAGCAACCTTGAAAGCATTGGATGGTAGTGGGTGGACTGCATCAAAGTTTGAACCCGCACAAGATTAAACGTTTAAACAAAGGAGAAGATATGTTACGAGTTGTAGTTGTGTTTGAGTTCGAAGGGATCACCGATCCCGACAGTGCGATGTCCGACGTTATCACCAACGTCATCACAAAAGATTGTGAGGAAATGCGTGGTAACTACGGTGCAACGGCATGTTGGGTCGATGATGTTTATGTTCAAGAAGGAGTAAAAAATGATCAGTGATTTAAACAACAAACCGTGGAGTGAGGTGGAAGAAATGTTGGATGCGCTTGCAGAAAAACATGACCTCTTACTGAGTACGAATTTAATAAACTTTGCCGATGACTTGTGGCAAGTTGCAACCGAAGGAGACAGCAAACAAATAGAGATTGACAATTTGAAAGCAGAACTTAAATATTTTTATGGAGGTGGCAAATGAACATATCGATACTGAATACACCCTATGTAGATTTAGATGACTTGATCGAAGAGCATGGCGAAGACAAGGCGCAAGTTTTGTTTGAGCAATTTAGAAACACACCGCCCGATGTTGAACCCGACAAGGAGTTTGCACAAAGCATTGTTGACCGTTTACCGAAGGGTATGGCGGTGCTGACGAAAGTTGAGTGGGCATTGGAGCATCCCGAATCTGAAATGGATTTACTGTGGTGTCAACACTACCACTTCTATTTTCCAACGATAAAGAGCGAGGGGATGGTTGAGGTGGGAGCAAACCACTACTACGCTTATGTTGAGGGTGATGAAAATGACGGTGAAACATGGAAACGTCAAGGTGACGCTATCCAGTATTTAGAAGACGCAGTTAATCGTTTAAACGCACAAAAGGAGTAAAGATGTACAAAGTAACTAAAACCAAAGATGGGTTCATGGTGGTTGATAAATACACTGGTGACCCTATCAGTGATGAGCATGGAGACAACTTGTTTGACTCAGAACGTGAGGCTCAAAAATTGATGACCATAGCACGCATGCAAGAGGCAATCATCAATATGTTTGATGCAGTTGAAGAGGGCGATGCTGAATCCATAGCGCATTTAGCCTTGCAATACAAAAGACTTTTTATAACTAAAGGAGAAACAATATGAAACTATCTGAACGATTTGCTTTGGCTGAATGGCTTACACACTTTGATGACGATAAGTCTTACGAGGAAGTCATGGCGATATTAACCGATCCCGAAGAGCAGTGGTCTCACCCTGATATCAGCGTTTGGGAAGTTGTGGAGAATCACACGCTCGAACAAGTTTCTGAATTTATTCATAACACACGTTCTCATTTTGAGATGTATACCAACGATTTGGTTTCTGCGTTGAAGAGTGCTATCAGGTTGGCACAGGAGAACGCACCTGACATGATAGACGACGAAGACTTCACTGACCGTTTAAACAGTTTGCTGGCGGTGCTGGCGGAATGGGAGTCGGCATGATTACAGAATCAAAAATGAAGAAGGCGGGTTACACCGTCTTGCCAAAAGGTGCGTGGTTCGCCATTGATCCTGAGACCATCCCCGAGTGGGATCTTGTTGCGGAGCAGTATGGATTTGATCCTGAGTGCGAGGAAGTAATCCTGTGTGTGGCGGGTTTTAAGGAGATCAAATGAGAGCATTTGAAGTGCATATGGTTTACACGTCCCATCATTCATTCGAGGTCGAGGCTAACACCAAGGAAGAGGCTTACCAAAAAGCCGTGGTCTTGGCTAGTTCGTTGGACTTTGAATATGGGTCTCTTGATTGTGATGTTGAGAATGATGTTATCGATGTTACAGAAGATTAAAACCATAACCAACCGCAACCCCATGTTCCTACAAACCGCTTACAAACACGACAACCTTGTCAACCTACAGAATGACGAGCGGTTTATTAGCGTGGGTGAAAAATACATTGCTTACGATGGCATATGGAATGTTTATAAGATGACCAAGGGTCGAGTCCCTCGCCTGTGTGGTCGTTTTGCTTCTCTTCCTCGTGCAGTTTTCAGGGCAAGATTAAATGTTTAAACCTACATTTATCCCGCTGCGGCTGGCTGCTGGTACGTTTAAACGCATATCTTCCTGCTGCCGCAGAAAAATTCTTATGTGCAGGTAAGATTATTTATGTAGTCGGGTATCTAGCGTGGGTGATGTGACTGATACCTGACCCCCTTGGTTTTTGTACGTATTCGCCAAGGGGACTTTTGAAGGCATGAAGGGGGGCATGCTACGAATCACCCAACCCCCCACCCCTCTAGAACTGATCTAGATTCTCTGAGTACGTACCCGCTGTCTTGTTATAGAGAAGGGTCGTTTCACCTTGCGTACCCACCCACCGATATCTACACTTCCACACTGCGATTTCAACGCATTGCTCTGCCCTGTGGACGGTGATACCACAGTCGGTCTTAGCCCACCATGCCATCGATCCACTGATTGACATACCGTCGGGTCGAGGTTGCTCCACCCCTGAGCGGTTGATCTTGGATGGGTGAGCGATGAACCAACAATGCACGTCATGGGCTTTGACGAACTTCTGCACCTTGGTCAGCATGGAACTTATCGCCTCAGTCTCTGTCGAGTTGGTCTTGTCTAACTCTATGTAGTTGTATGGATCGATGACCATACCCCGCACCCCCATGCGTTTAACCGCTACCCTCGCCCGATCCAAGATGGACTCCAGTGTTGACGGTTCTTCTCCGTTGGTATCGATGAACAAGAAATGATCCTGTACCCATTTAAACGCATGTTCTTTTTCTTCCTCCGTCATGCGATCCTTGCCATCAAAGAATCTTTTCTTGGTGTAAATCTCCATCAGGCGGGAGATGTGGATCTCAGGCTGATTCTCAAACGAACACACTGCGAACTTCCAGTCTGCTCCACGTGCGAGATTGACCATGACCTGATCGATGAAGTTGGATTTTCCTGATGAGGGATACCCAGTAACAACAGTGAGTTGGCTAGGAGCAACCGTGTAAACGCTATCAACCGAGGCGTACCCCGTTGAAAATCCTTTCCCCGTTCCTTTCTGGTATAGGTCGTTTAAACGGTCAAAGTAAATGCCCGCATCCGAGAGACCTGCGATGGGGTACGGGGTTGCGCCTTCGATGATGTCTTTGACTGCGCTATGCCGTGCTGGGTCATCGAGTAAGACTTCGTTTAAATCTTTCTTGCTGAACTTGGCGATGCGACATTTATCTTTGCCGATCCTTCTGGCTAGTTCTTCTGCCAATGCCTGACCCGCTGTGTCTTGGTCTGTGGCTAGGACGATATACGGGGCTGACTCAATAATGTCTCGTGCGTTCCACACGTAGGAAAACTTCTTATCCTCGCTGGGTAGCACTTTGCCATCTGCCACCTTGATAGGCGCACCGCTTGGCACTGACACTACATTCTCTATCCCGCATTCCATAGCCGTCAGCGCATCTATCTCACCCTCAACAATGACTAGGGGTTTACCCTTCTCTACTAGATCAATGCCAAAGAAGTCGTGCGCCCCGCCTGAGTCTTGGGTGAAATCTTTCTCAGGGAATGATCTGTACTTGACTGCCACCAACGCACCGCTTCGGTAATAAGGGAATCCGATTGCTTCGGAGGTCTTGCCCAGTTTGCTAAAAAACTTATCGGCAGCGAAAAGTTTCATCTTATCTGCTGTCTGTTGGGAAATACCCCGTTTAGACAGCCATGCATAGTGATGGTCTTGCAGTTTGTTGTTCACTATGGCAATGTTTGGTACTGCGGACAATTTACTCTCCCTGTGTGTTTCGTTTTTAGGTTGTAGAAGACCGCTTGTGAGGCAGTGGTGACAGTGATAGATGACCGCACCGTCAGGCTTGCGGGTCAGCGTCATGTCTTTAGAGTTGGATTTCTTCCTATCGTCCGAGCATTCGGGACAGGCTATACGTGCGTGGTCGTTGAAGGCGACGTGATCCAGATTCATGTTTAAACCCTCACCATCACCATCGGTGTTGCTTCGCCAACATACGCGCTTTCGATGTTAAACGCGATGTATTCGGATGCTTCCTCGTCCGTCATGCCATCTTCCATGAAGGCTAGGATTAACTGATCCCTGTCATAAACCGTGACGGGTGGCATGCCACAGCGGGTCGCTACCCCAATGATGCACTTGTCTAGGTTCTCGGGGTCAATGAAAAGAAGTTCATCACCGAATTCTTCTGCTATTTCGTGTCGGGTCATTTCATGCTCCCATCGGAATTACGCTTGAAACTGCGGTTCTTCGATGGGGCTTGCAATTTGATGCCAGTAGCATTAGAGCCTCCCTTGCTCAATGCTTTGACGTGCGCCACGTCTTTGCCTTTTCTGTTTACACCGTCAGCGTCCAGCTTCCTCCTCGCTTTCTGACGCTCCATGCGGTTGGGTAACTCATCTCTCTTTACTTGTGTCTTGTATTCTTGTTTATAGTCTCTCATCATCAGCCTTTCAATGTGTGTAAAAAACGCAGATCAAAAACCCAGCTTTCTTTCGCATTACCAGCAACATCGTCAACTCGGTTCTTGTACTCAATCTTATGCATGCCTGAGCGTTTAACTGCTCTACTTATGTCAGACAGAAATCCTGCCACAGTTACGTGCATGGGGTCAACCTGATAAACGATGCCATTGATATCTTTTTTGAGAGTTTCCCAGTTCACATCAAACATGACGATGATGTTGGGGTACTTCTCCTTGTACCTAGTCGCATCTTTTTGGTTGAAGGTAACAGTGTATTGGGGATCAAGCCCATACAACTCCTTTGATTTAAATAAAGGCGTAGTGACTGACTTGAGATCCGATGGGAACTGCACAAATAAATCGTGCGTGTATGGGTCAGTCTTTTTGGCTAGGTTTACATGCCCCGCCAAGCCAAGGTCAAACAATCTATTCTGGGAAAACCCATCTTCCTTGTCTGCCCCGTGTTTACACCAAGCCAGTTTGTCTTCTGTATTACTCAGCATGTTTGATCTTCACAAACTTAATAAGAATCCAAACCGTAGCATTGCGCCCGTTAAGCATCTTTTGACGAACCCCGCTGTCCACGATAAGACCCATGTGCATTAACTCTGACCGCCTCGCACGATAGGTTGACCGATGGGTATTGAAATATATATTCATCTGCTCATCAGTAAAGCCTAATGGTCTTGTCTCAGCATAAGCCATGACCTCGCTTTGTAACTTCTTTAACTCAGGGTAAACGCTTATAGCCGCATCAATAGATGTGTCCATAGCATCTCGCCTGTACATCTTTCTCAGTTCTCTATCATCCATCTCTCTCTCCTTTGTTAATGCCCCTTTGCGGGGCTTTTTACTAAATTTCACCCAAAGACCCCCCTACCCCACGGACGTGGAGACGGAAGGAGAAGGTGTTTCACCGCCTACGGCATCATCATGCTAACTTTCGTTAAGCCCCTCGACTTGATGATTCGACCAGTCGCACGGATTGTTCGGGAACTGCCCCCTAGTCTTAGACGTACCGTGTAGCCCTTTTATTCCACGCAGTCAGGCTGAACTCTTAATAACGTTTGGAGTACGGTTGTGCGTAGGCAATAAAAAAGCCACTTACTACTGCCCCGTAGTGGTTCCCCTTTTTTACGGGGCGAGGCATGAGTAAATGGCTTTCCAACTGTTGACCACTACGACAACGGTTTGGATTATACACACACTATTTATTAGTTTGTCAACACCCTAGAAATTTTTATTTAGCAACACTACCGAGGACTTATGGTTATGTTTTCGGAACCCAAAGACGGGGGTTTGCGGTATATGCGTTTAAACGCTATGTTTAGGACATGCAGGACATGGCACAGGTAGGAAGTACTTATTGCCGCTTTTGCTACGATTGCTACGATACCTAGCTCCGGGATCAGCTTTTCTATGTTTAAACGCTTGTTTTAGGCCGCTGCTGGCCGCCGGGATCAGCATTTATGTGTTTAAACAGGGGGTGGGAAGGGGTGGGAAGCTCACGCCATGAGCCTGCTGTTGGCTAAGGGGTATCTGGGGTATCAGGGGAAAATGGTTTAAACTATAGACACTGGGCTTGCAGGAGCGCAGTTGTCTCTCTCCTTCAGCCCCGCTTAGTTCGGGGCTTTTTTTTGGCTACCACTTCAGGCATCTGCTCGATGATGATCTCTGATCTAGGGTTCTCTGCGTCTAGCCCCCAGTATGTATGGCGCTCTTTTACCTGACGATCATTCTCATATACCAACCCTTGCATCAGGTCTAGGATCAAACTCTCATCCAAGTCGGGTCGTCTTGTTGCGTAATAGATACGCATACTTACCCTTAGATCACCAGTCATTAATTTAGCCAGTGGTGGGCATTGCAGACGGAACGTATCAGAGTAGTTAAGCGCCTTCTGAGACTTGATCAGTCTGGACATGTTCCCAAACTTAACAACCCTACGGGAATTTGCTTTACTTGCAGGCTCACCTAAAATAAATAATGAAAGCACTTGCAATTCATCCACAATAGCACTATCATAATGTTTCATCATAAAAACCTTGGAGAGAAAATTGATCATCACAAACAAGCATAACGTTCCAGACCCACTGGTAACGCTTGCCACTAGAGAATACTACAGCAAGGGCAAGTCTTCCTATAGCGTAACAGAATTAATGTCACCCCCGAAAATTAAAAGGTTACGTGAACAGTACAACGAAAACATAGAGCAAGACGTATCAGATATGTTGTGGAGCATGCTTGGCTCTGCACTGCACGTGGTCATGGAGAGGGGCGATACAGAGGGGTGGACGATGGAGGAGCGTCTGTTCCACGAGGTGGACGGGGTCACTATCAGTGGCGCTATAGACCTACAGCACGATACCGAGGGGGGTGTGGTCATCATTGACTACAAGTTCACCTCAGCATGGGCTGTGATGCAAGAGAAAGAGGAATGGCAAGAACAGCTGAATGTCTATAAATGGTTGGTTGAGGTGGTCAAGCGCAAGAAGGTGGTGGGTCTTCAGATCTGCGCCTTGGTGCGTGACTTCAATCGGCACGAAACAAAAGAGGGCTATCCCACTAGCCCCATCCACATGGTAGATATCCCGATGTGGGACTCAGTTAAGACTGAGGCTTACGTACGGGAGCGCTTGGAGTTGCACCGTAACGCTAAGGTGTCTGCCGATTTCGGAGAGGACTTACCACCTTGCTCCGATCAAGACAGGTGGCAATCAGAGACCACCTACGCTGTAAAGCGCGAAGGACGCAAGACTGCGATCCGAGTGTTTAAATCAATAGAAGAAGCCAATGAACTATCAGTGAAGGAGAAAGGCTATGTCGAAACGAGACTTGGAGAACCCAAGCGTTGCACAGGAAACTTCTGCGGAGTTGCCCAGTGGTGCGAACAATATCAAGGAGAGATCAATGTCCCCGCTTGATTTACTGAAGATTAACGTCAATGACCACACGGAAAAGAAGAATGGTCTTACCTACCTGTCTTGGGCTTGGGCTTGGGCAGAGGCTTTAAAGGCTGATCCTGAAGCCACATTCAAGATAGAAATGTTTGAAGAATATGAGGGCGGGAAAAAATCCTGTTATATAGACATCAATGGCACAGCAATGGTGTTTGTAACAGTCACATTGTTTGGCAAACCAATGACTTGCCAATTACCTGTGATGGACTATCGCAACAAAGCAATACTAAATCCTGATGCATTTGCAGTTAATACAGCCATCATGCGTTGTATGACAAAGGCTTTGAGTCTGCATGGTTTAGGCTTGTACATCTATGCGGGTGAAGACACACCCCCTGACGAGGTAAGGACGGAAGAGCCTGAGAAGAAGATCGTCAAGATAGAAACACCTACAGCAATCGCAGAGGTTGAAGTAGATACAGCGAACATGCAATTGTTTGCTGACTCAATGATCCAGTTCGTTGGCATTTGTGAGAATGAAGACGCACTGAAATCATATTGGAAAGCCAACCATCCTCAACTTGAGACATTGAAGGCATTCGATAAAACCCTCTATACGACCGTGCTTGCACGTTTCACAGAGGCCAAAGCTAACTTTAAGAAAGACTAATCATGGAACAGTTTAAACCCCGTGCCGACTCAGGCAACCTCCACGCAACCACAAGCAAGATGCACGAGAAGTCACCCGACTATTTTGGTGAGATTGCTATCAACCTAAAGGATCTATCCACCAACGTGCGTGTTGAGGATGGCTTGCACATCTTTAAACTAGGCGGTTGGAAACGACAAGCCAAGAGCGGTAAGACCTATCTCTCTATCACCGTTGACCGTTTCGTTCCCAAGTCTAAGGATGCGACACAGAGCGCACCTAGTAACGACTTGCCTGACGAAGATATTCCATTTTAAGGAGACAGCATGAAGACAACTACCAAAGCCCAGCGCATTCGTGCATGTTTAAATGTTAATCCCAATGCAACCGTCAAAGAAGTTGCAGCAGCGTGCGATGCCACGTTGGCTAACGTGTATCAGGTTAGGAGCGCCATAAAGAAGGAAACCAAACCACCACGCACGTACAGAAAGAAAACCATTGAGAAGAAGGTTGAGCCAAAGGTTCTGAAGGTCAAGAAGAAGGCATTTGATGTTCTTGATAGATATACCAGTGGAATTACTAACGAAATTCTTGTTAAAGAGAACGAACAACTGAGAGCAAAAATCAAAAGCCTTGAACATCAGGCTGTCGGTTACAGAGCCGTGATCGACTTCCTTGAGTGGCAACTTAACTTACGTCGCACTAATCATGGCGCTACAGTTTGAAGCCCGTAAAGTTGCTTTGAAACAGGACAGGACGGGTTACGTCCTGACTGTCTCTATCCACCCTGACGAGATCCCAGAGGAGTTACTGCGGGATTTCGTTGGGTCTAGATATGGCTGTGCGTTGGTTCGCATCCAAGATGATGAATCTCCCACGCCATACGTCAACAGGGTATCCAAGGCGGGAATGCTTTGCCGACTGCCCATGTTCCAAGATTTTGTAGAAGCAAACTCTGAAGACGATGCTGCGGCATCACTGTGTAAACGCTGTGGCATTGCCTCCAGAACGGAGTTGCACGGCAACAGCATGGCACAGATGGCCTTTGACGACCTAGTAAAAGAATATGAACAATGGAGTTTAAACAATGATCCCTTCTAAAGTGAAGCCATTTATGACGTACCTTGAACCGGACAGCATAACAAGGCTACAGAAGTTCGCTAAGAAAAAGAAGATCACCATGTCTCAGGTTATCCGTGAAGCGCTCAACGCTAGGATGTCTGACGAGGGAGATCCATACAACGCAGGGTTCAATGCAGGGGTAGAGGAGAGCATTAACATCATCAAGAAGAACAAGGCATCACAGATGAGGTTCCCATCGGGCAGTTCATTTGCCGAGTTGATGGAGATGGATCTTCTAAACGCCAAGATACTAGAGGTGAATAATGGGTAGATTGACTATACGTTCTGGGGATAGAAATCAATGCCCAACATGCCATAAATATTTCAACAGCACCAGTGCATTTGATAAACATCGCACGGGAGAAATGGGAACCAAGGAGCGTCGCTGCATGACGACCAAAGAGATGGAGGCAAAAAAAATGTGTTTAAACGAAACAGGTTTTTGGATTAGGAAAAAAAACACAAATTTACTAAGGAGTCTGCATGACACCGGAAGATGAAGAGTTCAACCGCATAGAGATGGAGTCTCGCATCAAGCAAGAGTACATCAGGGCTATGCGTAAGACCACACGCGAGGAAAAGATAAGCCGTCCTGCCGTTTATGAAGTGCCAGCAAACAACCGCATGATTGCATCACACCAAGACCATGTGCGTAGGCTGATGGACGAACTAGCAATCGCTAGGGTATGTATACGCGAGCTGGGTGACCGACTGTCTAAGTTGGAGAAACCTTGGGTAGGGCTGACGGATAGAGAAATGATGGATGCCATAAGTTTGGATGACACGCCAATGGAGATGGGGCGCAAGATAGAACAAGCATTAAAGGAGCGCAACACATGAAATACGAAGACATTAAAGGATTTAGCGAACGCTGTGAAGAACACCCCGACCATCAAAGCGGAATGATTACTAACTCAATGATTCAACAGCGGTTACATGAAGAAATAGATGAACTGCGTGAGTTCATTGAACAAGCATTAAAGGAGAAGAACATATGACACACGAAGAACAGATTGCCAAGTTAATAGCGATGTTAGAGATACAACAAAAGTTGCATGAAACAGCAATAGATATGATCAAGCCCGCAATAGAAGCCGAGCGTGAGGCGTGCTGGAATATTATTTTTGAGTACGCAGGTCGTGATGACATAACGCTGGAAGATGAATCACTTTTGAAACATCTTGCTGATTTAATCAGAGCAAGGGGACAAGCATGACTGAAGAAGACGATGACATCCAAGAGTACAAGAAGCCTTGGGTTGGGTTGACGGATGAGGACATCAAAGCACTAGACCTTGATAACTACAAATATGTTGTCAGAATAGTGGAAAAGAAATTAAAGGAACTCAACACATGACTAAACGAGAAACATTGGTAGCTTTTCTTAGAGATATGCTACGTCCAAGAACATTAAAAGAACTTATTGACATTGAGATGCGTGATGCATATCTATGCAAGATGCACGCAGAGAAATCCCTTGAGTATGCGACTAGCGTTGTCGAGTACAACCGTCAACGCATCCGTAGACTTGAGGAGAAACTTAAAGAAATAGGAGGCAAAGATGCTTGAAACAATTGCATGGGCAGTTTTTCTTATGTGTATAGGAGGGGCAATCGTTGTGATTGTCGGTGTAGCAATTCTGATGATAAGTAGCGACCAATGAAAAAAGAAGAGATGATCACCCTCCTACGCAGTGTTGGGTGCGACGAGAACACTGTCACCGCCATGATTAACGCATACGAGATGGGCTTTGAATATGGTTCTAGGGCTTATATCCAACTCACGGATATCGTTGAGCATGCGACTGATGTGTGTAAACGCATAGATGATGGCGGCGAAGCAGACACGAAGGATTTTTGGAAAGCAATAGACAAACTAAAGGAGATCGAATGAAGGTTGTAAACGCATTTGACTGGCGCAACTTTGAATGCCCCGTAACGGGCAAGATCAGTTGGCATGTACAGAATAAAGAAAAGCAAAGTAGCTTAAAGATGGCTTCCTTTGTAGAGAGACAGCGCAAGGTAAACCCCGCACATGGCACGCTGTTTGGCATATCCACCGAAGTGGTATCAGTTAAGCCAATGGAGATGATGAGGAAACCCAAATGAAAGAATTTAGAGACGAACTAGCAATGTCAGCCTTGACCGCACTAATAATTACAAAGCATGAAAGATTAAATCTAACCGACACCGCCTATGAGATAGCCGATGAGATGCTGGAAAGCAGAATAAAGCCAAGCAAAACAGAGTGGCTCTTTAGGCATCCTAATGACTACCTTAGCCTACCTACAAGACTGTCACGTGCGATGCTCTCCCAAAAGATGGATACGATGGCTAAGTTGCTCCATTCAAAGGAGCCTTACTGGCAAACTAAGGTGCCAAACATTGGCAAGGATTCAGTAAAAACCCTAATCAAGATTCTTGCTGAACATAACTTGGAGTTACGAAAATGATAGATCCAAACGACTTGGTTACGCTGCCGCTCATAGAACCTGTGTGTAAACAGTTATTCTGTGACTTTGTGGGGGATAAAGCCTTTGAGGACGACGGTGGCTGGTCTTACGAAGTTTGGCAGGCAGCATGGAACGCCGCTCTTACCTGCGTGGAAAAGAAGTTTAAACACGAAGACGGTATATCTTTCCACGGCAACGAGGTGGCTTACATCATCCGTCACCATGTACAGGAATAAGAAACTCCTAGAGATAGTACGGGAGTCACCCTGTCAGATATGCGGGATACAGAATGGGACGATTGTTGCCGCCCATTCCAATCAATTAAAGGATGGCAAAGGCCGAGGGCTTAAAGCGCATGACTATAGGATTGCCGCCCTCTGCTTCACCTGCCACACCGAGATAGACCAAGGCAACAAGATGTCTAAACAAGAGCGTTTAAACGCATGGGATGAAGCCCACCGAAGAACCATAGGCTGGCTCTTTGAGGGGGATCATCTACTGATCCATTAACTTTCTGAGGTACTTGACGTTAGCCGTCATGGCATTCTCAGCGTCGGTGATAGACCTCAATACATCCCGCTTGTCATCAGGATTCATGGTGGAGGTTCTTACGTAAGTTGCAAACTCACGGTACTCCTTCATGTCCTTCTCCATGTCGCTGATGAAATCTTTTGATGCCAGTACCCTAAGAGTTTCCTCGTTGTACTTGCCCATATCCTCGAAGTTGGAAGTCTTCTCTAGGAAGTTGGAGGTTCTCACCGCCTCGTCCACGGAGTTCTTGAGGTCGTAGTACGCAGTCACGTTACCCTTGGCCTGCGGATCCAGCAGGAAGCGTTTAAACACTGGCAACTGCTCGAAGCGTTTAGATGGTCTCTGAACATCTGAGTTGGCAAATGCTATTGAATCTACAACATCCACTGCGTAGGAGCCAAACGTTCCTGTGTACCCGCCAATGACGTGGTCTATCAGCATAGGGGAATACCCTGTCTGTTTACCAAGCCATGCCGCTAACTGAGATGTATTTGGCCCGACCTGATACTCTGGCGCTACACCCTCTAATCCAGCCCCAATGATGTTTCTTCCAGTGAAGAATGAGTAATTAGTCTTAGCCTCGTAAAAAGGCAATACTGTCTGTGGGATTAGGTTAAACATGAAGGTGCTTTGGAAGTTGCGCTTCATGGAGTCTGCGAAGTCCTTGCCCGTATCGTTGCCAAAGAAGTACTCAGCAATACGCTCAGGGATAACCTTAAAGATCACACCAACCTCGAACGGGATAGGGATCTTAATGCCCATGCTTGGGATCAACCAATAGTTGTCCCTAGTCTCTTGCTCTTGCTTCTTGTACTCATCATCGTCGTGGGTCAAGAACCAATAGACCATAGACATTGCCATGATGGATGCGCCCCTGACGAAGAATGCCTTCTGAATCTTCTTGGCATCTACCGTACCCATCTGACCAGACATCGCACGATATAGAACATCTAAGCCTTGGATAC